TGTGTATAGCATACAGAACGAACACGAGACCATTTTGATAATATATGTGTAACGAAACAACAACAATATGAGAACAATAGAAAAATTAGACAAAATAGCGAATGAGTTATTTCAAGTAAATTATGTAAAACTAAGTAAAACTAATGAAATTGAGGTGTTTGCTCACTTTTTAGCGAAATACGCCGTCGAAGTTCAACCCAAATCACGTAGTTATACAAGATATTTGGAAATCAAAGGCTAGTAAAATAAGTACTTGAGGAGCCTTGAGAGGAGTGATAATAACCGTTAACCCTTTTTTTCTTATAAATAAAGTATAACCTTTACAAAACGAATACGATTGGGTATTGATAATAATAATGTAACTAAAAAATAATAATATGAAAGTAGTAAAAAGTAGAATTGAGTATTTTAGTGTTGATTACGATAGAAGAGTATTAATCATTAAAGAGGGTAATGTAATTGTGGGTATTGATTTCATGCAAGGTGAAGAACCGCATGACTTTAGCGATAGTATTGGTACTCCGAGTATTTTAAAAGTTTACAATGCAACTAATGCCTATTTGTCCGGCGATACCGAAAATGAATGTGTTAACCAAGCAATATGTATATGGTTTGAATTAATAAATGATGGTTTCCGACGTATCGATAACGATTAATAAATATGTTGTCCGCTAAATTAACTAAAAAAAGTAATGATATGAACGAGTATTTTATTAAAAGTTATCACGAAATATACGTTGATGACTACAATGAGGGTGAAGGTGAGATGATTAACTTCTATATGAATGAAGCGAAAGTGCATGCTAATGACCCAATTGATGCGATTAAGGAGTATTTTAATACACAATTTTACTATGATTTTGATGAATCGTTGGTATGTACCGATGCGGAAGACCCTACAAATGTGGTGTGGTATAATGTAATGGTTAATGAACTTATAGATGAAGCCACCCCATCTGAGGTTGAATTATGGAAAAATGGTAAACTTAAGTTATATAACAATAGTATACGAATTGAGTTATATCAAGTAACACCGATTAACATATAATACAAAACAAATACGATTAATGAATGATAATAATAATGTAACTAAATAATATATAATATGAAAGAATTTCAAGTAGAAGTGTGTGAAACACTTATTAGAATAGTAACGGTTGAAGCTCAAAGTGAAGAACAAGCACTTGAGTTTGTGAGATACGATTATAACAATGCGGAATTAGTGTTGGATAGCGATGACTTTTTTGATGTGGACTTTAACTTAGTAAACCAAGATTAATATGGAAGAATATAGCGATTGTTGTGGTGCACCAAGACATCACATATTTGATGAACTATGCGGTGATTGTTTAGAACACTGTTCATTTGACGAAGAAGAATATTAACTAATAAAAAATAAATATGAGTAACAAAATAACAGAAGATTCGGTTGATGCATTCTTAGCACGTCGATCGTTTCGCAGAGAAAACATGGAAGTAATTGTAAAAGATAATGTATCATACTTATACTTATTCGGTAATAGAATCGGTATCAATACAAACGGTATGGTATCTATATCAACTTGCGGTTGGGAAACACGTACAACACTAATGCGATTAAGAGAAGTGCTACGTAGAGTATCACCTAGCTCAAGACTATATACTAAGCGGTATGTATTATACCTTAATGACAAAGAATGGAATGGTAACTTTAAACTAATCAACGACTAATTATGAAACTAAGAAAAAGATTTATCCGCAAAATACTATTAAGAATTGCATTTGAATTCCGTGAAGGTGCACGAAATGCATCATACATAATCAATAACCCATAAAATATATAACTATGACTAGAATTAACGAATTAACTAAAACAGATAGAATAGAATTCTTTAATGAAATTGTAAAACAACACAACCTCGACCATGCAATAAGTTGTGTTAGAGATAACAACCGATTATCCGAGTGTTGTGCATTCCATAAAACCGGTAACGAATCCTATTGGAGAGATTTATACGACAATGGTTATCCTACAGTTGAAATGACAATAACTGAAATTGAGAAAAAGCTAGGTCTAATGCGTAACACATTGAGAATAATCATTAACTAATACAGAACAAATACGAATCTATATTGATAATATAAATGTAACTAATAAATAATATACTATGAATAAAATTAAATTTTTACCGGCAAACAGATTACTACTAAACAAAGTACCATACAAAGGCTACACTGTTGGTAACTTGCCACCATCATTCGCATTCATATACGATGCTGATAATGAAACTGAGGGTATAACGTCTTTCTTTAATCACAAAGGTTTAACTTATATACGAGAATAATATGACAATGAAAGAACTAATCGCCTATAGCGAAAACAAACGTAAGCAAAAATGTTTGCAGCACCACAAAGCTGTGGTTGCTATACACGGTAACTGTAAGCCGTTCACTCAAAAGCAGTATAACCAAGTAACTACAAAACAAAAAGCTAGTTTCACTAAAGGTAAAAGCTTCGCATTCAAGGGCTTATGGAATCATAATAATATTAATTTAAAACCAGTATAATATGCAAGTAGTAAAAAGTAAAGACGTAATTGTGGGTCAATCATATTATTTAGACCCTACTATGACCACTTATGGCAAGGTAGTAAGCAATGAAAACGGTAGTGTATACTTTGAATTAGAATCAAAAAACGACGGTTATTATATAGCTGAAGACAATAATACAGTAGGCTTCCATGTAAGTCCTTATATTGAATTTATATTTAAAAACAACTAATTATGAGTAACAGAGATAAAGCAATGCTTGAGTGTGACAAATTTCACTTATGGCTACGAGATAAAGTACAAAATGTACATTACGCTAACAACGAAAAAATGGCTGAAGCGTATGCTAGAGTTTATAAGAGCGCGATGACAAATACAGTCTAAACACGAATAACAATTGATAATAATAATATATGACAACGATACAAAGCAAACTAAGAGACAAAGCATTCTCAAAGATGAGTAATCTTACAGTAGAAGTAAGAGATATAGAAAACGATATAAAATATGGTTTATCTATATTAGATGAAGATCAACTACAAAACATGGTAAGAAAAACAAAAGAAGATTTACAGTTATGGAGTTACATAGCTGAACTAGTAGAAAAAGATATTTAATAACAAACTAAAAAAAAAAATTATGGAATCAGTAAACAGAACATTTGAATTATTTAAAGAATCAATTGAGTTATCACCCTCAAGTATATTCTCTAACGATGATGTAAAAAAACTTATCGAGCGAGTTAAACAAGATGTATTAAAATTAATTGAAGAAGAAAAACCAGCGGAAGCACCAGAATTAACAGCATTCAAGCTAGATGTATTACGAGCATTCAGAGATGAACTAGACGACAACCGTTATGGCGAATATGTTGATCTAGATTCAGCGGAATTTCAAATAAGCTACGACAATAGAGTTGAATTATCAAACATTGATATAAATGTAGATGAATTAGAAAATGCTTTAGAGCGAGCATTTGGAAGAGCAAACGCAGGTAACTAATAAATATATATACTATGAACTTAAGAAACTTATTAAAAGAAATCAATGATAACGGTGGTGTATCATACAATATTACAACAGGTGATTATAATCCTACTGATGGTTATATGGTATCATTACCCGGTTATGAAGCTACATTCACAAAAGAATATCTTAGTGAACAATTAATAAAAGATTATATTCTTAAGAACATAGAACTTTTAGCAAGCAGCAATGATTATTATCTTGGTGGCTGGACTGAAAATGATTTAGTATATTTAGATATATCTGTAAAAGTTGAGAGCTTATTTAAAGCATGTTATTCAGGTATTGCTAACGATCAAAAAGCAATCTATGATAATGCAAATGCGGTTGCTATACACCTGCCTTCTCCTCAAAAGTCTGGCACGTTTACACAACAAGCAACATATAATAAACAAGCAGCAGATCGCGTTGTTGAAGGATATTTAGCAACGGCATAATATACACGGTTGTCCTGCTGATCCGCGCGGTAAAGTAGTGTAGAGGCCGTGTTATCGTGGGAAACAGCACGTAATGCTGAATGAATGTTGGCCGTACTGGCGTTACGTGAAGATTACCAAGCTTGATCAGCTGGTTGTAACGGAATGGGGAATAAAGAAAATAACTGGTTCCCTGGTCATCAAAGAACTAAGTGCTGGGCTAAATGTATACTGTCCATTTGACGAAATACCGGCAAGTCACGACCGACGGGTTTTGGGGTTCGATTCCCCTTTTAGTTCCAAATTAATAACATACAAAACAAATACGAATATTAATTGATAATAATAATGTAACTAAAACAAATTAACTATGAATATATTTTATTTAGACAGAGATCCTGTAAAAGCAGCAGAACAACATTATAATAAGCATGTTGTTAAAATGGTATTAGAAGCAGCACAATTACTTTGTACAGCGCATCATTTATCCGGTAATCCAGAGGATGTACCATATAAGAAAACACACATGAATCATCCATCAGCAGTATGGGTACGATCATCACGAGCTAATTACTTATGGTGTTATGAATATATGTTAGCGTTAGGTGCAGAATATACACGTCGTTATAACAAACATCATTTAACTATTGCAAAGTGTCGCGGTGTATTATCTAAAGTACCTCATGCTATACATGCTGAAGATTTTTGCGATCCACCACAATGTATGCCAGACGAATACAAAATGGCCGATGCAGTTGACGGTTATAAAAAATATTACGAAATTGGTAAAGCTCACTTAAAAGATAAATAACATGGTACCAACAGCAGTGGAATTTTTAGAAAAAAAAATAAAAAAATACCCTACATTATATTTTTTAATGTGTCTTTGGTTTGATGAAGCTAAAGAAATAGAAAAGCAACAGGTTATTGATGCTTATGAAACTGCTTATATGGATGGGTATTACGACATTGGTAAGTCAGGCACACAATATTATAACGAAAAATTTAATAAATAAATTATGAAAAAAGTAGTAACAATAAATTATATGGATATTGAACTTGTTGTAACAGGTTATTATGAAGAAGGTACAGATTCTGTACAATATGATTCAGATCTAAGCGGTTATCCTGGCGATGATGCAATATTCGAAGCAGACGAAGTATATGTAAGCGATTCTAATATAAACATTATAGAATTGTTAAACAACGGACAATTACAAGAAATTGAAGATATAGTATTAATTAAATTAACAGAATAACTATGAAAAGAACTAAAGATTTAATAGATCAAATGATGGAATACGAATCAGGATTATTAAGTGATCCTGAAACATTGGAGATGTTTTCAACAATTGTAAAAGAAAAAATGCAATATAGTTTGCAAGGACATTATGGCAGGACTGTTACTAGTCTTATAATAGATGGTTGGTTAGATAGACACGGCCAAATTTTAAAAGAAATTTAAAAACAAATAAGATATGAAACAAGAAACACTTGAAGAAGTTAGGGAAGTAAAAAGAACTGAATTGTTTGATTCTATTTACTCAGTTGTAAAAAAAATCCCAATAGAAGATGTTGATGGAGATGCAATGGATGCTCCTAGTTGTGCTTATGAAATAGAACAGTTATTTTATAAATGGCAACAAGAACAAGAAAAGAAATGTTATCATCCATTGCCTTATAGATTAACTAAATCAGATGTTAATTATGAATGTACTTTGTGTGGTAAATTTATTTAAAACAATTTAAAAACAAATAAGATTATGTGGAAAATAGCAACAATAATATTAGCTTCTTTTATGATTGGATTTATTTTAGGAGCAGTAAGAGAAAGAATATATAATCAATTTAAAAATAAATAAGATATGAAACAATTCCTAATATTCACAATAACATGGATAGCTAATAATCTATCAATACCATTCTGGATGGTTGGTCACGTACATTTAACTGTTAATGTATATGAAGACATACACGAAATAATAGCTTCATTGGGAATGAATATAATTGTTGCTATAGGATTTATAATTGAATACAAAACAAACACGAACCAAAAACGATAATATATATGAAATTAAACGTAAGACTATCACAAGAAGATATTAATAAAATAGCTGATACAGTTGTAGAAAAAATACTAAGGAAACAATTAGAATATGATTATGCTTATGATCAATCATATCAACAGAATTTAACTTATGATATGGTATTACAACAAATGGTTGGATTACAATTATTATTATCAGAGTATGTAACAACTGAAGATTATGAGAAAGCAGAGCTTACTAAAATGAAAATAAAACAACTTAAGTTAATATTAGATAAATTAAAATGATAATTAAAATGCGACGATAGGTTGTTAATTAGTTATAGTAGCAGGCTAATGTCACACTTTTAAATTTAATATAATGCATGATGAAAGAAATATAGAGTACTTAAATAAACGAAGAATATTATATAGACAAGATCCTGTTAATGATAAGTGTTCAGCAGAGTATGATTGGGGTTATTACTTTGAAAATGGAACTCGCGAATGCTATACATTATTTAACTCACGAGCTCAAATCAACACATATAAATCATTAAAATGGCATTTGTATGTATTATGGTATCTTAATCATTCAATGAGTCAGGATCAGTTTGAAACGCTTGCAAAATATATATGTACAAGATCTAATGGGTTTGTTACTTTTAATATATCAGAACATGCTTTAGAAAATATATTATATGATGTTAGCATGGTTGATTTAGAAAAACCACCACCAAACAAATTGCGTAAGATTATATTTAAAGACAATACAGGTTTAACAACATCTGAAAAACTATCTATTGTAGGACATATAATTGGTAAAAGTAAAAAAGTAACTGAATCTGATATATATGAAGCAATGATTTACATGCATGATCTATCACAGAAAATAACAATAAAGAATATTGCAGAGCATTTTAAATGTTCAACAAGAACAATACATCGCAATATGAGTAATGAACTTAAAAAAGAAAAAGAATTATTAAATAAACAATTATGAAAAGTTATAACTTACAAAATTACTTAAGATATAAGAAAGATGTTATTGCTGGGCAACCAATTAATAAAGCATGGAGTGAATATACCAGAGATGAATTGATTAACAAGTTTTTACCATTAGTTGAAAACATATCTAGAAAATTTTCTACGTCACAACAAGCAGCAGGTGTAATGGATATTACAGATCTAATACAAGAAGGAAGTTATGGATTAATACAAGCAGTCAATAGATTAGACTGGACACAATTAAACGATTCTAAGGACATAGAAAAAACATTAAAGTCATTCTTATCAAAAAGAATTAAAGGCTCAATTAGAAGAGCGTTAGACATCAATAGAGGTAATATAAAGCTGCCAGAACATAAATTAATTGAGATCAGAAAAGATAATGGCCAGAATAAAGAAATGGTTGCAATGTTTTTTAATTCTATATTCTTAAGCATTGACGAACAGCTTAATGATGAAGACGAAGAGAATATGTTATACCAAGTTAAAGATGAATCTGAACCGTATAATATATGTATTATGAATGCTTATCTCACTTCATTATTAAAAAGACATTTGAATCAAGAAGAATACGATGTGTTAAGATTAAGTTACGGTTTAGATTGTGATAAACATTCCGCTGTAGCAATTGCAGAGAAGTTAAACTTCCAAGGTAAAAGTTCTTACGTACGAGTTTACGAATTAAAAAAGCAAGCAATAGCTAAATTAATTAATAACGTTGATTCCTCACAAGTGCTTGATTTTCTTTAAGTTAAATTCAATAAATGACTAAAAAATAATAAAAATACGTAATTATATTAATAAGAACATTAACAATTAAATCAAATTATATGGCAACAAAAACGAATGAAAAAGAGTTAACACTAAATGAAAAGTTAGCCACAATACAAACCAAGTTTAAATCTAAGAAGTCTAGGTTTAATTCTTTTGGTAAGTATAATTTTAGATCTGCTGAAGATATATTAGAAGCAATCAAACCGTATTTATGGGAACTTAATGTTTCGGTTGTAGTGACTGAAAGACTTTTAACAGATCATGGTTCAGCTTTTCCTATTATGGAAACTACAGCAATCATATCTGATAACTTAAGTAATATTACAGCAACAGCAATTGTAGGAGTTGACTTAGAACAAAAAGGTATGCAGATGCCTCAGAAGTTTGGATCAGCATCAAGTTATGGTAAAAAGTATGCACTTGGTAATCTATTATTAATTGATGATACTCAAGATGCAGATGCTACAAATAATCATGATACTAAAAAGCCTGCAACAACTAAACCAAAATTAGAAGGTGAAGCTTTAGTTAAAGCAAAAGAATATTTAGAGAAAGGTGGTAGCTTAGATGCTATTAAAACTAAATATGATGTATCACCTGAAATCTTAGCAACTTTATGACAGAAAAAGAAATCAAAGCAGCATTAAAAAGATTGGATAACGACGAAGATTATTATGGAGAGTTTGGTAAACAATTCTTATCAAATTCAAACATAAGATCTTTGTTGAAGGATCCATTATCTTTTAATCAACCAATTACAAACAATCCTAATTTAATAATAGGTAGTTACTTCCATACATTAATACTTGAACCTGATAAACTGGAACGTATAAAAATTATCGATGCATCCACTAGAAATACCACAAAGTATAAAGAATTGTCTGAAGGTGAAATGTGTTTGTTACAACACGAAGCAGATAGTATACAGTTATTAAGAGATACCGTTATGGAAAACAAAATAGCACGTGATCTTATACAAGACATTGATGTTGAATATGAAGTACCTGGTATATTAGAACTAAGTGGCGAATGGTGGAAATTAAAAGCAGATATTAAAAATAATACGCAATCATTAGTAGTAGATCTTAAAACAACTTCTGATATTGATAAGTTTAGATATTCAGCAAAAGAATATAATTATGACAGTCAAGCATATATTTATTCTACATATTTTAATATGGACATGGTATTTATAGCTGTTGATAAGAAGTCAAGAAAGATTGGTATTTACGATTGTTCACCACAATTTTTAGAATCAGGTAAAGACAAAGTAGAACGAGCAGTGGAAGCTTACAGATTATTCCACAAAACAGAGAATTTTGATATTAAAAATTATTGTATAACCGAAACCCTTTAAAACCATGAAAAAAGTAATCTTAACATTAGCAACAGTAACAACGTTATTAGTATCTTGTAATGACAAGAAAACAGAAGCAGCACCAGCAACAGACACGGTCAAAGCAGCTGATTCAATGAGTACAGATTCTACAACAATAGATTCAACACAAATCGATTGTTCTTGCTGCTGCTGCTACACAACAAAAGTAGATACAACAAAAACAAAATAATTATTAATTAATAAACAATTAAATCTTATGGCTAGTATAATAAAAGCAAGCATCAACTTAAATGAAATTCCAAAACACAAGATTATCGATGGTAAGAAAGGTAAATACTTACCCATTACAATTACATTAAACAATGAACCAGATCAATTTGGTAATCAAGGACCAATGATTGTAGAACAATCAAAAGAAGAAAGAGAAAGTAAAGCACCAAAGATTTACTTAGGTAATGTAAAAATTGTATGGACAGATGGTACTAATGTTGCAGCAGCACCAAGAACAGACGCTGGTCCTTCACAACAATATGCACCACCATCAGCACCAGAAGATGATTTACCATTTTAAGGTTATAGCCTTAAAATAAAATTAAACTTTAAGGTTATAGCCTTAAAATAAATAGTTAAGCCCCACAAGTTGGGGTTTTTCTATCTATAATTATTAACAATCAAATCAATCTATTATGGAAACAAAAAATTGTAGTAAATGTAAAGAATTAAAACCTTTAAAAAACTATGCAAAAAATAGAAATAAAAAAGGAGAACAATTCCATAGAGCTATGTGCAATACCTGTAGAAATAACAGAATGAAAACTGGTTATTATTATATTTATTATTTACCTAATGAAAATTATTGTGGGATTACTGACTATTTAGAAAAGCGTATTTCTACTCATAAAAAAAATGGCAAAAATGTTGATAACTATAAATTATTATATTGCTCTAGTAATAAAAAAGAAGCAGCATATCATGAAATATTGTTTCAATCTGTTTTAGCGATGGAAGGATTACCAATGACTATGTTTAGAAACTAATTAAATAAAATAATATATGAATATACAAACAAGCGAAATTAATGGTTTCTTAATAGATACATTTAATATATATAAATTAGACGAAGGCAAGACTAGTGGTGTTTGTCCGTTGTGTTCACCTGATAGAAAGCCTAAAAATGAAAAAGCAAAATGCGCTTCTTATGATTGGGAAAGAGGTATTGGTACTTGTCATAACTGTTCTAAAACATTTCAACTTCATACTTACCAACGCAAAGGTAAAAGCGAAAAAGTATATGTTAAACCAGAGAGAGATGCAGTTATTGATTCTGGATTAGAATATCCATACAATGAAAAAGTATTAAAATGGTTTAATGATCGAGGTATATCACAAACAACATTACAAGAATTAAGAATATCAGAGGGTAAAGAATTTATGCCTCAAACTGGCAAAACTGAAAATGCTATACATTTTAATTACTTTGTTGGCGATCAATTAATAAACATAAAATACCGCGATGGCAAAAAGAATTTTAAGCTATATAAAGGTGCTGAAAAAGTATTTTACAATATTAATAGTATTGTTGGTTTTGAGTACTGCGTTATTGTTGAAGGTGAAATGGACGTTCTTGCATTACATGAAGCAGGAATCACTAATGCAATATCTGTTCCAAATGGTGCAACATTAGGTACAAACAATCTTGAGTACTTAGATAATTGTATTGATTATTTTGATGACAAAGAAAGAATCATTATTGCGGTTGATTCTGATCCAGCTGGTCAAGCATTACAAACAGAGTTAGTCAGAAGATTAGGCTCTGAAGTTTGTTATATCGCATCCTTTGAAGATTGCAAAGATGCAAATGAATATTTACTTAAATACGGTCCTGAAGCTCTATCACAAAGAATTTCAAGATCTAAACCTGTTCCTTTAGAAAATGTTACAACTTTTAGAGATATTGAAGATGAGGTTACGGACTTTGTTCGAAACGGATTCAAACCTGGTTTCCAAGTTGGTTTGGATAATTTTGATAATATTTTTTCTACGTACACTGGTCAATTCATTACTGTTACCGGTATACCGTCTTCTGGTAAGTCTGATTTCGTAGATCAAATGGTTATTGGGTATAATGAAAAGTATGGTTGGAAAACAGCTTATGCTTCACCTGAAAATACCCCAACATATTTGCATGCTCATAAGTTAATGCGTAAAACATGGCAAGGCATGCCAACAGTAGCAGATATTAATTCTGATAGATGGAATCAAGTAGCTGATCATGTTAATGATAATTACTTTTTTATTGATATGGAGCGTTATACATTAGATTCAGTCCTTAGAAAAGGAGCAGAGCTTGTTAAACGCAAAGGAATCAAATGTTTAGTTATTGATCCATTTAATAAAGTAAGAGATAATGATGCCTCTGGTGATGTTAATGTCTACACATTGGAATACTTAAGTAAGATTGAAATCTTTGCTAAGAAGTATGATGTATTAGTTATGGTAGTAGCTCACCCTACAAAAATGTATAAAGATTCAAAAGGTAATATTGAAGAACCTACTATGTATAATATTAAAGGTGGTGGTGAATGGTATGATGCTTCTTATCATGGTTTATTAGTTCATAGAAACTACGAAGATAAAACTGTTAAGGTTAAAGTATTAAAATGTAAGTTCCAAAATCTTGGAGAGAATGGTGCAGAATGTCATTTCAAATGGGATCCAGCTTCAGGTTGTTTTATTCCTCATATACCAATAGATACTTCTAACGATAAATTACCATGGGAGATTTAATATATGGGTAGTGGATTTAAAAAAGAAACTGTTGACATGGGTAATTATGCAGCCAATGACAGAGAACAAGCAGCTAAAGATTGGTGTATGAAAAATAAAATATATGTTTCACCAACAGCAAAGAATGCATCAGAATGGTATCTTACTATAATAAATAATGGCAAAGAAACACAAAGCCCATTAACTTATAAGAAAGTAGAAATATGGAAAGAACTTTTTAAATTCTATACTTATTATTATGATAAATACAGTGGAGTTGAAGTAATTAAAAAGGTAGAACCTAAAAAAGTTATTAAAGAAGAAATTGAAAAACCTAAACAAATAATTAACTATGAACTATTCTAATATAACACAACAGTATGAAGAACAATATCGAGATTTATTGCAAGAATGCCTTATTAGAGGCGTTACAAGAGCTGACAGGACTGGAGTTGGTAGTAGATCAATATTTAATGCTAGTTTAAAGATTGATGTTTCAAAACGATTTCCTATTATAACTGGTAGAAAAATGTTTCAAAAAACATTTGATACAGAATTTGAATGGTTTATGAATGGTGAAACTAATATAAAACGTTTTAAAAATGCCGGCGTAAAGATATGGGATGCTTGGGCAGATGAGAATGGTGATCTTGGTCCTGTATATGGTTATCAAATGAGAAACTTTAATAATCAAGGTATTGATCAAATGAAAAACGTTATTAAAAGTTTAATAATGGAACCAGATAGCAGAAGACATATTATTAGTCTATGGAATCCAGCACAAATTAAAGATATGAAATTGCCACCATGTTATTTATATTTTCAATTCTTTGTAGAAGATGGTAAACTTAATATGTTTGTGTTACAAAGATCAGGTGATTTATTTTTAGGAATTCCGTATGATGTAGCATTGTTTACAGAAGTACTTTTATATGTAAGTACATTAACGGAATACAAACCAAATTTATTAGAGATACAGATAATTGATGCACATATTTATAATAATCAAATAGAGTCTGTTAACAAATATTTGCAACAACCAATGTTTGCATTACCAACTTACGAATATAGATTAAATGAATTAAAACTAATTAATTATAATCACGGTCCTGTAATTACAGCAAAAATAGCCGTTTAAATCAAATTTATGTATTATATTTATCATATTCCGACTAAAAAAATAGGAGTTACACGTAATCTTAATAAGAGAGTAACTATAGCACAAGGCTATAAGATTGGAGAATATGAAGTTCTGGAATCATCTGAAGATATAGATTATATATCAAGAAGAGAGTCAGAGCTTCAACGTTTATACGGCTACAAAGTAGATCGAGATTCTTATAAAAAAGTAATTAATAAACCTAAAAAATCAAATCAAATGAAATTAAACGTAACAGATCAAACAACAACATTCCCTTGTCCAATAAATAAATTAAAGGGACAGCTATTAGATGCAATAGGATTAACTTTTGAAACACCATTTGGTAATTATTTATTAAACAAAGAACTAATTGATTGGATCATGTCTAATGCAAAAGTTTCAATGTTTAATCCTAACCGATGCTTTATATATAACAAAGCCTTACATGAGGCCATAGCAGTTAATTTTAATCCTATTAAGCATATAGACGAAGCATTAAAAGGTGTTTCAAAAGTTGAACAACCAAATGTATACGATTTAATAAGAGAATGGGCTGATGAACGCGGATTATATAGAAACGGCGATACAAAAACACAATTTGCTAAATTACAAGAAGAAGCGGGCGAATTAGCAAGAGCAATACTTAAAAATGATAGAGAAGAATTTATAGATGCTATTGGTGATATGATGGTCGTATTAACAAACTTAGCTGCATTAGAAGGATTGAAAGTAGAAGATTGTGTTGTATCAGCATATACTATTATTAAAAACCGTACAGGTAAAATGATCAATGGTTCTTTTGTTAAAGATAATGAATCAAAAACATATAATTCAAATGAAATAAGAATGAATCCATATCCAGGTGTAACCATTAAAACAACTTTATAATATGACAGAAAAAAGTATTAAGTTTCGAGACCCAGTAGTTGAAAGAGTAGTAGACAAATTCATTTCAAGATCTGATGTAGGCTTTAAAAAATATGGCGTTACAATGGATCAAGATCAATCAAGAATATTTGAATGGCTTAATCATTTACAAGAAGAATTAATGGATGCTATTTTGTATTTACAAAAAGCTAAAGAAGTTTATTCAGAAGATCTTATGGATGCTGTAGTAAGAAGAATTGAAAAGAATGCGGACTAGTAAAAAAAAGGGACCTGTAGTATCAAAGAAAGTGATGTACGACGGCGTCACTTTCGCTTCAGGACTTGAGAAGTATATGTACAAAGCATTAAAAGATGCTGGTATAAAATTTCATTATGAGTATAAAACTTATGAACTCCTACCTGCTTTTAATTTTGATAATGATTGTTTTGAAAGACAATCTAATAGTAAAGGTGATTTTATAAATAGAGGTAATAAGAAAGTACTTAATCTGAAATATACACCAGACTTTGAAGGTGAAACTTTTATTATTGAAACCAAAGGTAGAGCTAATGATTCATTTCCATTAAGATGGAAAATGTTTAAAAAACACATGAAAGATAATGGCGACACAAGAACTTTATATAAACCCCAAAAAAATTCTGAATGCGACGAGACAGTGCGATTAATTCTTTTGAAGCAAAAAGAATAGCTAGACAAAAATATGCAGAAAGACATATTGAAAAATGGTATATGTGGTCATTTGAAACATTTGGGAAAATAAGATATAAAGAACTTATGAAAACAATAGACGCATTTACATTAACTAATCCTTAAAAATAATATTATGACTTACAATGAAGATCCAAGATCTACACAATGGACACTTGAAATAGGGTTCTATCCAGGCTTATTATTTGGATATAGAGTTTATGAATATGATGATGCACTATTACACGTATTATATATACCATTTATAGATATATCACTTGAGATAAGTAAATAATAATAATTAAAACTAAAACAATGAAAGAAAACGAGTTAATCGGAATGAGGAACAAAATAGAATCACTTACTAATATTGTAAAGTATATATTGGAAGAGGTTCAAAACATTAAGACTTTAGCATCTGGTACATTTGAAACAGTTAGATTTATGCCAGACTATGAAGAAGCTGTACAAAAGCTAGCTGAGAAAGTTAAAGCCGCAGCAGCAGGAAATATTGAAGTTAAAGACGAAGAAATAGTAACCCCTAAATTAGAGATAGATTAATATGAGTTTAAGCCTAGACAAACAAATTTTAAGTGATATTACCGTATACACAAAGTATGCAAAGTACGTGCCATCAAAAGAACGAAGAGAGACGTGGGATGAATTAGTAACCAGGAATATGGAAATGCACATTACCAAATTTCCGCATTTAAAAGAATCAATTGAACAAATTTATAAGAACTTTGTATTTAATAAAAAAGTATTGCCTTCAATGCGAAGTCTACAATTTGGTGGTAAAGCTGTTGAACTTAATAATGCTCGCATTTATAATTGCGCTTTTCTGCCTATTGATAATATCCGCAGTTTTTCTGAAACTATGTTTTTACTTTTGGGAGGAACTGGTGTGGGCTATTCGGTACAGAATCACAACATTGATAAATTACCTGAAATAAGAAAACCAAACTACGATCGTAAGAAACGTTATGTTGTGCAGGATAGTATTATTGGTTGGGCGGATGCAATCAAAACATTGTTTAAATCATACACTGGAGAATTAACTTCGCATATTGAATTTGATCTTTCTGATATTAGACAAAAAGGCGCATTGCTTGTAACAGCAGGAGGTAAAGCGCCAGGACCAGAACCATTAAGATTAGCATTGGTTAAGATTGAAGCTATCCTTCGTGAAAAAGAAGATAGATCTAAATTAACAGATATTGAATGCCACGATATTCAGTGTCATATTGCCGATGCAGTTTTAGCAGGCGGAATTAGAAGAGCAGCAATGATTTCATTATTTGACTTAGATAGTAATGCAATGTTAAATTGTAAAGCTGGTAGTTGGTGGGAAAACAATTCTCAAAGAGGTAGAGCTAATAACTCTGTTGTTTTAGTACGCCATAAGATTGACAAGAAAACATTTGATAAAGTATGGGAACGTATTGAAGCATCTGGATCAGGAGAGCCTGGAATATATCTTACTAATGATAAAGATTGGGGCACTAATCCTTGTTGCGAGATTGCTTTACGACCATATCAATTCTGTAACTTAACAGAAATTAATATGTCTAATATTGAAAATCAAGAAGACTTCAATGCTAGATCATCAGCTGCCGCATTTTTAGGAACATTACAAGCAGCATATTCAGACTTCCATTATCTTCGTGATATATGGAGAAAGAACACAGAAAAAGATGCACTATTAGGTGTATCAATGACAGGTATTGCATCAGAATCAAATTTAAAATTAAACTATGAAGAAGCTGCTAACGTGGTTAAAGCGACTAATGTCGAAACCGCAAATCTTTTGGGTATTAACCCTGCTGCTCGTACCACCGCTGTTAAACCTGCCGGAACTACCAGTTTGGTTCTTGGGACTTCTTCTGGGATACACGCTTGGCATAATGATTACTACATACGCAGAATGCGATTAGGTAAGAATGAAGCAATATATACTTATCTTGCAATAAATCATCCAGAACTGTTAGAAGATGAATATTTTAATCCAACATTACAAGCAGTAATTTCTGTGCCTCAGAAAGCACCAGAAGGAGCTATAACAAGATATGAATCTACATTAGATGCACTTGAAAGAGTAAAGCTAATATCTAAAGATTGGGTTAAGCCTGGACATATTAAAGGTAATAACACTCACAATGTATCTTGCACAGTTTCTGTTAGAGATGATGAATGGAAAATTGTAGGTGAATGGATGTGGGCAAATAAAGATTACTATAATGGATTATCTGTTTTACCATATAACGGTGGAACATACAAACAAACTCCATTTGAAGATTGTACTAAAGAAGTCTATGAACAAATGATGTCTACATTAAAAGATGTTGATCTATCAAAAGTAATAGAGATACAAGACAACACTAACTTTGCTGATTCAGCAGCTTGTGGAGGAGGTAATTGTGAAGTTGTATAGTTATCTTGGTACAAAATGTTGGGTTTATACTTTATATATAAATCAAATATAATAAGCATATAAATTGATAAAGGGGACCACATTACGTGAATCCCCTTTATTGGTTATTAGAACTTTTAGGTATGGTGCCTATTTATCTTTGTTCTTTTTATTAACCCATTTTTCTTTTTCTTTTTTTCCTAAGAAGTTTTTTTCTTCTTTTTTCTTCTTTAATCTCTTTCCTATAAGCGGCTTTTTCTCCAATAGACATAGCCTTGTATTTTTCTTCTTCTATTCTTTTGTTTTCCGCTCTAGTTTCAATAGCTTTTTCAATACCCTCTTCTTTACGTTTTTCCTTAGCAGTTTCTTTAATGACTTCATTCTCTTCGTTCTTCACGTTAAGTTCCCAATCTTTCCATCCTAATGCTAATGCAGCTCTTTGAGTTTTGCTATTTCTTGAATCTATTACTTCAGATATATTATTAACTTTTTCAACAATTCTGTCTAATGGTAAATTTGTAGTTGCTACAGTAACATTACCTAATATTCTATAATTAGGTGCTAAATTTAATTTACCATCTCTTGTAACTTCCCATCCTCGTTCAGCAATAACGTCTTTTTCAAACTTATTGATTCTAATTGCTCCATAAAGTTTTCTTGCTTTTGAACTTATTGGTGGAGATACACTTGTTAAAGCTAATACAGTATATGCGTGATCTGCAAACATTTCTTTTTCTTCTTGTTTGAAGTATTCCATTACTGTATTTTTTATAGTAGCAATAGCTGCTCCATATACACCCGAACCTCTTAATAAGGTATCAGCCATACCATTGATCATGTTCGTTATTTTATCTTCCTGTTTCTTCTTTAACTTCTCATATTCTTTTAATTCCTCTTTAGTCATTTTAGAAGTGTCAGGCTCATCTTCATCATCGTAACCTAACGGTATAAACAATGCAGATTGTAAGGCCGAGAATAAAATATTTTGCAATGCTCCGTAGTATACAATTTTAGATACATTTGTTCTCCAGTTTCCACGTCTATTAACTAAGTCTAACGTAGCTTTTTTGATCAATCTATTATATTGCATTGGAGTATTACCAAAAGCTAGTATAATACGTCCTAATGCAGTCGTTTGTTGTTTTGAAACGTACATCGGGTCGGCAGATTGCATTGACTGATCCGTTATGATTGAAAAGTCATTGAATGCTTTCTCTTCTGCTTCTTGTACAGTATTACCCGCTTTCAAATATGTATTAACTCTATTTCTGTAAAATGTTGCACCACTCACTGCAATAGAAAAACTATCTGCTGCTTGCGTAGGTGTAAAACCTATTTTTTGTAAATAAGATATAACTCCATAAAATTTATTTTTAGCAGTACTTGCAGCATTTGCAATCTCAGCTTGAGTAACATCGGCTTTTAATCCAGATCTTCTTTCTTTTAACTTATCAGAATTAATAATCATTGCAAAGTCTGTCCAATATTGTTTCTGGTTAAGGAAAGCTTTACCTGCTTTATATGGGTTATTATCATTCCAGTTTATAAAGTTAATTGCTGATATGGTTTGTAATAATGCTGATCTAGTATTAAAGAACATAATTGCAGCAGTAGAACCATTAATCCAGTTCATCCAAACATTTGTTACTCTATCAGTACCTTCAGGCCTATTCTTTCCATTCTTCATTCTATATAAAGAATCTTCTAAAGCTTCTCTTACGTTCGTACCATATATAGATTGTATCTTGTTTAGGTTTTCTTTTGTAAATATTGCATCAGCATTCTCTATAAACTCTTCAAGATATTTTTTTCTACCAGCTCCTTCTGTAATATTGTGAAGATCCGATATAATAGTTTCGCTATCCCAAGTAGTTGAAGGATCAATCCATCCGCCATCTTGTCTACCGGTTATTGACAATGCGTTAGCAAAAGCCAATAGATCTGGGTTTTGTTTTACAAAATATAATAATTTGTTCTTATCAGTTCTTGATAAACCCGGCACGTCTTTACCTGCAGAAGACCAAAGATAAACCCTAACAGCTTGATCATAAGTAAAACCTTTATCTGGAGTTAATTTCACAAGTTTCTTTTTAATATCAGGGAAGTTATCAAGCAACTTCTTATATTCTTTTCTAATAGACTGGCGTACAGAATCCAAAGTATTAATACCTTTTACATACGGGACAGTCAAATTCTTATCAAAGAATTCTTGATCTAACTCTCCTTGTTTACCTTTACCTGCAAACATATAAGTTGTTAAACCTCTAAAGTCATCAGCAGAAGGCGGAACAAAGAATGATAATGTATTTTTCTTAATACCTGTTCTTTTAGCTACTACATCAGACACTTTTGTAAATGCAGCAACACCGGTGTTTCTCTCTAGTATATCATTGAATTCAAAATCTAACGATTTGCTATACATTGTTCCTTTTGGTCTGTTGTTTTCAACAAACTCGTTTAATTGTTTTTCAGCAAACTTAACTGTTTCTAAATTTAAAGCATCATTTACAGCGGCCATTAATGGTTCACCTTCATTTTCGCGATCTTCAATTACATCAAAGGCATAGTCAACAGCTCTACCCATCTTAACAATAATGTCATTTGGTAATATTCCCCAATAGTTTTCAATTTCTTTATTAAGATCATTTAATACATCAAATGATGTTTCTGCATTAATTCTTTTTAAATTGTTTGCATTTATAAAGTCAGATACTGTAGATATTGATTTGCTTAATTTGCTTTGAGATATATTATTTTCTAAAGATTTTGATAATGCTAATCCGCTTTTTACATCAAATATATTTTGTACAGTTTTAGTATTTAATTGCTCTATATTTTGATTATTTTTGTTTTTAGTATAATCATCAATTAGCTTAATAGCATCAATACTTTCTCCATTTGTTAATTTTATATTTTCATTAAAATTAATATAATTTCTAATTTGTACTGTGTTATTATTAGTTATTTGATATTCCGTTTTTATAGAAAAAAGATTATCCATAAAGTCGTCAGGTAAATTTTTAATGTTTTTAAATACATTTTCAAAATTATCCACATTACTATATCCTTTAAAAAAATCAAATACGGTATTACGTATTGTTATAATATCTACTGGTTGTGATTTAATGTCATTAATTGCTTTTATCATATTTAACGGTACATTAGTATATCCAACGATATATCTATTACCCATTTTTTTTCTAGCTTTTAAATCATTTAATTGTTCATCAGTAAGTTTAATATAACCAGCATCTGTTTTTTCACCAATTCCTTCCCCTATAAAATTATATAATGACTGTTTTTGGCTTTTGATTTTTTCAATAAATGTTTTAGAATTTTCTGATAAATTAAATCTGTCAAATACTCCTTCTGAAATTTTATTTTCAAATGAGTTTGCCATAAATGAGCCTAAAGGTACACCTGAATCAGCTTTCTTTTTAGCTTCTATATATACACGAAGTATTGAATTTTTTAATTTTATAGCAATGTCGGCTATATAAGGATTTGTACCACCTGCTAGTTTTATAGTAAACTTAGAATTAACTCCAGACCCTAATTGTTTTTTTATAAAAGCGGCTTGTACTATTTCATAAGCTCTCCATTGTAAACCTTTTATTGTGTTAATTCTTTTTTCAATAAGGTCTCTTAAAATATTAAATTCATCATCATCTTTAAATTTATTTAATTGATAAGTTACCGAATTAACTAATTTATTATTATTTACGTCTTTACTTAGTTTATTAAATAATTCATATAATCTTTTAACATCTTTTGATTGTGAATATTTGATATTACCCCTTTCAGCTAATCTGTTAAATTCTTGTACAATTACTTTATCTAATTCCGCTCCTAATATTTCTTGATTTTTTTCTAATGCTTGATATATAATGCCTTCATTAGCCATATCATCAGAAATTAAATCAAATGCTAATTCCTCACTTATCGCTTTTGCTAATGATTCTTTTCTACCTCTTAATGGTAATCCTGTAACTGGATCTATAATAGATTCTAAAAATACTTCATCAGAAACATTATTAGCTACATTTGGTAATCTTCTAACTAATTCAGCTCCAGATGTTCTACCAGCTAAATCAGTGCTAACCGATTCTCTATCTATTTTTTTACCAACCCAATCAGGGAAATTAACAAATTTACCGTTAACACTTTTTTGAACAGCAAAAGGCATACCTCCAGAAACGGTTTTGCCGTTATCCTTGCCCATCAACCACGTTGTAGTCATGTTCTCAAGTATTGTTTTTTTGTTTGTTAATAAAAACTTTTTAAGTTGACCATCTTCTTTGCCCCCCATCGCTTTTTTAATATCAATGTCTGCTTGTTTACCAATCTCAGTACGTATCTCATTAATTATAGGAGCCGTTGTTCTATTAAGAGTAGTTTTTTCGTCAATTCTAGATTTCAATGTTCTTATTATAGGCAATATTTTTGCTTGAACATCTACAATTACTTCAGGTGAAAATACACCAGACTCTAAAATGTTTTGATACTTTTTTCTTTCTGGTAATGTTGGTGTTTTTACTTCAACATCTTCATTCGAAAGTTTAGTCATCTCAGTAACATCTTCTGTAAATACAACATCAGCTACTTGACCAGATTTTAATGCAGCCTTCATTCTATTTGCTAGCTGAGCATTTATATATCCATATAAACTATCATTCTTGGAAGGATCAAATTTCTGTATATAGGGTAGCATTGATACTTTTACATAACTAGTCATTTCTTCCATGCTAAAACCGTCTAACCCTCCTTTGTTTTTGTTGGTAAGATCAATGATTGTACCATTAGAAGTTCTATAGTTCCTAGATTTAACTTTAACCATCTTGTCTAGCTCATCGTAAATTGCTGGATTGTTTGGATTAAATCCTTTTGGATCATTACCAATTGCATCTAATTTAGCTTTTGCTTTTGCAGCTGCTTCACTTATTTCAGTTGGCTCTTTTTGTGTTGTATCTTTTTTAGTTACTTCTTTTTTAACAACTTTCTTTTCTTCTTCGTATGTTCTTTTAGATTCTTCAAACTCTTCTTGTTCAAGTTTTTCCATTTCTGATTCATACTTGTCCCAATCAATTTCATTATTAGATAATTGTAAATCTAACTTTTCCATTCTTTCTTCAATAGACTTTGAAAATGCAGGTGATATTGGTCCTTTTTTTGTTTCAGAAACCAATTTACCTTTTGCAGCAGAAGTAAATAGTTTTTTTATTGCTTTATTATCAGTTCCGCCTTTTTGTATAGAAGCATTATAGTCACGTATAAAATTGAATACGTCACGCCCTGAATCAAATGTTATATCAATTAATCCTAGATCTTGAAGATATCTTCTAATAGTATCACCCAACTTTGTAAAGAATGATTCATTATATTTTACATTGCCGGTTAGGAGGGCATCGGAAAAAATTGTTAATAATTCTTCATTTTTAATTCCTTCGCTTTTATCACCATAATTACCTTCAAGTCTAATTAAAACTTTTTCATTCAAATATAATTCAGGATTTGAAGATAATAAATAGTTTCTTAATTGTTTTCCTAATTCAATTTGAGTATCAACATTACTTAATGTTTTCTCCATTAATTTATGAAGAAATTCATGAGACCCAACAGAAACAGCTTTTTGCTTTATTGCTTGTCTTTTGTTTATTACAATATAACTTTTACCGGTTTTATCATTTGTTATTATACCTCCATCTGCTCCTTTGAAACCAGATATATTTGCTTCTTCAGCTGTTACTAATTTTTGTTGAACTAAACCTTTTAATTTTGTTCTAGCTTCAGTTAAATTATTAGCTAATATTACTTCTACATTAGCGCTTTCCCCTAACTTTTTTGCTGCATCAAGATTTTCTTGAAACTCTTTTTCTCTAACTTCACCTAAATCAATTCCCTCTTTTTTATAAATATTTTTTGTTTGGAGTTCTATTTTCTTAAGCACGGTCTTTTTTTCATCCTCATTAAGATCAGGATTAAAAGATGTCTCTACTCTTTTAGAATTTAAGTCTATTAATTGAGCTCTGCTTATAGGAGATAATGGCTGACCAAACGTTCTAACATTTTCAATACCGCTTGTTAATGTATTTAACTTAGTTTGTTCTATAACATAATTCCTTTTAAGAACTTCTAAATCTACTTCTTTTGATTTTGAATCGGACTCGTTAATGGCATTGGCTTTATTAATAAAATCAGCCATTTTAGAAACCGATTTATTAATAGAATTAAATGTATCAATAGGCATTGCATCAATATCAGAAATGGTTTTTTCTAATAAAGTTGTACTTTCGGCCTTTAATATGGATTCTTTTTTAACTAAAGCTTCTTGTTGTACGCTAGATAAGTCTTTATTAAATTCAAGTTCATGTAATATAGCGGCTAATCCCCTTGCATTGTCGCTAAGTTTTTGAGCAGTAGTTTTACTCATAAACGGTCTTATAATAGCTCCACCTATTAAAGGAACTCCAGCTAATACAGTAGTAAGCGTGCCGGCATCTTTAATTGTGGCTTCTGTATTATCTAATAAGTTTACCTCTTTACCAAGCACAAATTTATCAAGGATATTATGCCCAACAGTAGTCAGTACTTCAGACGGAACTTCTTCTGCGTATGCCTCTCCTAAATTTATACCAGCTTGTTTAGCGAATTTTTTACCAGTGGCCACTTCAAAATCAAACCATTTTCCAGGTTCTTTTTTTGCAACATTCATAAAAAATCCTCTACCTTTTTCTAATATTTTACCAGTAGACTTTTCAAATACACCTTCAACATACCCAAATGCAGCGGGAGCAACAATTAATTGCATTGCATTATAATTTGGCTTTACAAAAACACCATCTTCTGTATAATATCCATTACGCTCTTCATTAACCATGTCAAGATATTTACTTCCTGTTGCAACCGCAGCCATACTAGCTGTTTGACGATTAAGAGTTAAATAATCTTTAGCAAACTTACCAGTTTTAGCTAATAATGATTTAGAAGTTGAAGCAACTACTTGTTCTCCAGCGCTTCCTCCTCGTGTTAATATCATTAATGCTATGTTTGGAGCCTGTGTTATTAATAAATCACCTACTTTTTCAAAATTTGCTTCTATCCCTCCTTCTCTTGGTTTTGCATAATTATAAGTAAGTTCTTCTTCATATCTTTCTTTATTTTCTGCCAATGCAGTATTTATTGCTGTAAACGGATTTTCAATTCCAGTAATTTCTTTAATATTTAAAGCATCATATACCATTTCAGTTGGCTTATAGGTGTATGAAGCAAAACCTAGTAAGTCATTTGCTGCCATCTTAAAATTAGTAGCAATTTTTTGCCCTACGCCAGACCAAGAATAGTCCCTGCTAAACATATCACTTTGCAAGTCTAAGTCATCTATGTTTTTTGATGAAGCAACTATTTTTTTAGAAGTTTCATTCCTTAATTCAGAAAGATCATCCAAATCTTTAATTAAAGTATTTTTTTTTGTTATAAGATCATTTTCAATATTTATTTCGTCTTGTGTTTGAAATTTATATCCTTTCGGTTTTAGTTTTTCATTAATCTTATTTATATCATTAATATTTTTTTCAATACTCTTTTCGATGCCATCTTTAAATATAGTATTTTTTACGTAGTCAAGTTCTTCTTTACCTTTGGTTTTTACAGTATAATTGTTTACTATTTCCTTTGCTGTTTCACTTATATTTGTAGTGTCTTCTAAAGCATCTCTAAATTTACTTTCTTGTATTTTTTTTATATTTTCCGCTTTCCATAATTCAGCAGCTTGTTGCAATATTTCGTCTTCTGAAAATTTATTAAGTAAATTTTTAGATTTTAATTGTGCTTTTATTTTTTTAACTTGTTCTGGAAATGCTTGATATTTTTCTTTAACAGCATTAAGTCCAAGTGCTGTTGGCGACTCTTTTGCCATTAAACCATAATTATCACCTCCAGTATTGGTTACTTGTTGTACTGTATTATTTTTAGCTATCTCTAAATTTATAAATTCATCTAAGCCTAGTACTTCCTCGTCAGTTACTTTAGCTGCAGTTTTTGCGTCTTCATACCATTTCTTTGCTTCGTCATTATTTTTTAAAGCAAGGCGGGACATTCTTGCCTCAAATGTAATTTTTTCTTCTTCTAATTGTTTTGCTTTTTCTGCTTCTTTTTTCTTAGCTTCTTTAAAAGCAGCATTACCAAAACTTCCTTCAACTGAATTAGGATCTGCCCCTGCTGTCATTACTTGTACTAATTGCCCAAAAATTTCAAATTGTTTATCCTCCTCTTTTTTGCGCTTTTCTTCCTCTTTTTTTTCAGCCGCTTTTTTTGCTTGAGCTTTTTCAGCAGCTTTTTTAGTCTCTTCACCAGTTTTAAAATTAGCTAATTGATCACCCTTAATACTTGATTTATTTGCAGGATCCCATGGATATTTTTTATTACCACTCGATGCCGATGAAGACTTTTTTGAAGATGAAACCGATTTTGTTTTTGTTGGTGCAACAGTTTGTTTCTTTACAGTTACACCCTGAGTCTTTCCCGGCTTCTCTCCTTCTAAAGACAATTCATTGTCAGCTAATATTTTATCAACATCTACTCCATTTTCTAAAGCAGCTGCATCAATTTCTTCTTGTGTAAAAATATCTCCTAATTTGTTTATATAATTAGCCATATAGTATTATTTAATTATTTATTTACTGTTAAAATTCCATTTGCTGGTAAACCTAAATATATTCTAGCTTCTTTCAAAGTTAAAGGTTTCTCACTAACCTTGTCTTCATCTTCATCAACTTTATATAGTTTACCATCAGCCCCTACTTTTACATATCTAGACCCACTTGTAGAAGGGAATAAAGAGCCAGGAGAGGTATAATTACTGTTTAAATTTTCGCTTAATATATTTTTTGATGTTTTTTCTTTTTCTGCTTTTTCTTTTGGTTTTGATGAATTTGCACCTTTTGGTTTAACAGCTTCTGTCTTTCTGGTCTCTTCTATAACTCTTTCAGGTGATTCATCATCTTCTGTTTTAGGTATAGTTTTAATTAAAGCATCTGCAATGAACTCTCTAACTCTCTGAGTACGTTCAGGTGATAAATCAGTATATAAATCTGCAAGATCATCTCCATTACCAACTACATAGTGATTGTAAATAGCTTGAATACTGCCTTCTTTAGCTAACCCGGCTATGGAGGCATCAATTTGCATAGATAAAGCAGCCTTCACTTTTTCAGCATCTGGTTCTAAATAATTCTTTTTAATAACTGTATAAACGTCCTTATCAGCTTTATTATTTGTTACAGTAGATTTGTTTACTTCCTTCTTAGTTTGCTCCACAGAAGTGGTATAATCCCTTAACAAATTACCTTTACCATCAAATACACTTGGATTACTTTTCATTAAATTTTCAATAATACCAGTCATTGGTTTTATTATTTTTAATCCACCATTTTCGTCCAACATTTTGTTTATTTGATCGCTAGTCTTCCAACCCGTTAATTCTGTATATCCAAAAGGCTCATTCTCACCTTCGTTCATCATTCCGCTATAAAATTTTATTCTTGGCTCGTAATTGTTTTCAAAATCATAATCTAACTCTATTTTTCCCGGAGACAAATTTCCAGCAACCGCCATTGAATGCATAAGGGTCGGATCATTTTGCATAGAAAATCCACCAGTCATACCTATATTAGATATATTTTTAGAATATCCTTCTCCCAAAGACGCTATGTTCTGTACTAACCCAGATGTTTTCTCGATTGCTGCTAATATATTTTGTTCTTTTAAACGATCTTCTGCTATATTTTTACTTTTGCCAAAAGCAATATCTTTTTGAATTCTTTCGTATTCAGCAAGTAATGGCTCACATGCTTTTTGTACATTTATAGATGGATTTAATTTTTGTGCTTTACTAGAAAAAGATCTAGCTTTAGCCATATTTATATCAATACCTTCCTTAAGCTTTTGATTTTTTTTCCCAATCTCAATAAAGGCATTGGTCATTTGTCTAGAAGTGGCATTTATGTTTTCTTGTAAATCTCTCCAATGTTGTCCTGACTGTGTGTCCACTAATATTTCTGGATTTGAGTACGCTCCCATTTATTTTATTTTTTTAAATTCTACATCCAATAAAGAGTAATTAACTCTATCAAAACCATCTGTACCGGTAATTACAGCCTCTTTTGGTACTTCGTCAGACATTACCCCTTGATAAACTCCCTCGCCAAATTTTTTGTCTTTATATTCAAAGTTATATATATTAAATCCTTTTTCAGATTTTCCAACATTAATAATGTTCTCTTTTAATCTTCTATCTGAAGCTGTCGGAGGCATTCCTGCTTTCGCTGTTACAAAATTACCTAAAGCTCCACTTATTCCACTAATCATACCTGTTAATGCTCCGGTTCTATCAGCTTGTGCCTGCATTTGTCTAGCCTGTGCTCCCTGCAATTGCCCAGCAACTCTATCTATTTTTTGTTGTTCTCTATTTTCTCTAGCGCTAAACATGAATGATTTACCAGCCGCTTCCGCCGCTTGCACGCGTTGTGCTTCGCTAAGTTGGACATTTTGGATTCTTTCTTTTTCTTGCATTTTAGCTTCTTGCAATTGAGCTTCTCCTTGTGCTTTTAATTTTTCATTATTAGCCTCTTGAGATTCAAGATTAGCAGATATACCTTGTTTTGCTTTTAATGCCGCTGTAGCTAAAGCGGTTGCTCCACCTGCACTTGCCCCTGTTTCCATTAATGTATCTAATGTATTTGCTAATGAAATATCAATTTGTTCTGCTTCAAATTTAGTAGCATTTGTAGCAACACCTAAATTTGCGTAAGGATTACTTAACATGCCAGATAAATCTTTTGCAATACTGCTCATGTCTTTTGTAGTTTCATAAGGATTAATAATAGCTTGTCTACTATTTTCTAAACTTATAAGTTCTGCTCCTAGTCTAGCTTTTTCAGCAGCAGCTGCTCTTTCTCTTTTTTTAGCCTGCCCACCACCAATTAGTCCTCCTATAATGGACGTACCAACGCTACCAAGCATTCCTGCGACAACCATACTCATATATTATTCTTTTAATAGTTTATATTCATCATATTGTTTATATGACACACAAGCTAATCTATCTTCTAATTCATCTATATCCGTAATATTATCAGGATTAGGGTGAACATTAACAAAGATAGAATCTTCTAATGCACGTATAATTCTTTTTGTTCCTTCAGGAGCATTCACATAACAAGGGGCTACATAATTTGCAACACCCTCATCTGTAGATATTAATAATTCTCCTTTTAATAGAAACCATGTATGCGAAAATTTATGTAGTTTTCCAATCACTACACTGTCTTTTTGCATAAACATTTCTCTTATATATACTCCATGTGAAAATGAATGTTTCAACGGAAATAAATCTGTATTACCTTTTGCAATATTAGGGCCGTTCATAGCTAGCATAGTTTGTTCTAGGCGTTCCACTTTATCAATGTATTCCTGACTAACTATTCTATGCTCTTTTTGTGTTTCTAATTTGTTATCCATTATATTTAATTTTAGTAAGATGAGTCTATATAATCAGAAGATACAGCAAATAATTCTGCACTTTTGTTTAAACTTGCATTATTGTAATTCATTCTAACTGTTGCTGTTGTTCCTTTAACACCTGTCATTGAGTTACCCCATACGATTTCACTATTTGCTGCTGGTGTAATATTAACAAGATTTGCAAAGTATTTATCTTCTTTTCGTTTAAATGAATTAGTAAATAATTGCAATTCTAAATCAGCAAGAGTTGTTGTATAAAATGCTTTAGATATAGGAACCGAAACATCAGAGTCAGTATAAAATGATAAAGTTTCCCAACCAGGACCTCCTTCATAATTAATTGTTTTAAAAGTTTTAACTAATGAAACGTCTGGGTTAAATATAACCTCAACCGCTGAATTATAAGTGATTCCATAAAAACTACCCCACCCGCTATTAGTTGGCGAATAATGTTTCCAAATTTCACCGTTTTTAAATGTATAAAAGTTATTTCTTAAACTTCCACCCCAATTTGGTTTAAAGTCAAAGAAACTTGTCCAACCTGCTACATCTTCATCAAAGGTCAATGTTTTGTGTTGGGATTGATTAGTTGGTTGAAGGGATAAAACATATTCTTTATTGTGCATGTCCCACATACCTAATATGAATCCATCATTACCAATTACAGAAAGATTATCTCTAAAGAAATCTCCCATACCATATTCCGATATTTCAGATATACCATCTTGTGATAATCTTAATACCACATTTCTATTTCTATCAACAAAGTACTTACGGAAGCCATAAACAGCAAAACTTTCAGGGTTAGTACCAATACCATAGTTACCAGCATAAGCTTGAACCTGGCCGATTACCATAGCTCCAGATGTTGTTATTGGTTGTCCTTCAGCAGAATAAATAGCGTCTTTGTCGATTAAAGCTTGACTAACTTTAAATTCTTGGAATACAATTAAATTTGTATCTTCTGAATATAGTTTTTGAATAGAGCCATTAGCTGGATCTAAACTTCTTGTTATGTCTTCACCAACAGAAAATTGATTTGTTTGATTTATACCTGTTCTTGAATTAAATATACCCGAGTATATTAATGAATTTTGTCTATGCTGTTGCCTGATACTATCCTCAACAATATAAGCTTTAACTCCTAAATCAACATTGGTATTATTATATCCACCCCTAATTCTAGCTTCTTCAACAGACCAATCTGATGCTGGAGTTGGCGCATAAGCGCTAGGTATATAGGTAAAATCAGTTAATGGACCAAAAGTTAACCCCACTCCATCTAATATAGTTACAGGCTCCGTTAGCATAAATTGAGTAGAACTTAGTACTTTATATACAAAAGGATTAGGGGTAGGAGCCCCGGTCCAATTAACAGTTTGACCAACACTAATTTTATTATTTGCTGATGTTATAGTTATAGTAGCCGAATTAGAAACATTTCCTTCCACTTCTGCTCCTGTATTTTCTACTCCTACTATTGTATCTAACTTCTTTAACCAAAAAGAGTTAAAGTATTTTAATTCTAATATTGCTGCCATACTTTATAATCACGTTTTTTTATGGTTTTTAATTTAATTATAGTATTATATACTATGGTGTTGGATTAGGTGTTTCAGTATATAATACATTATAACTGTAATTTTTAATGGCTATAGGCTCTGTATTAGCGGTATTTTGTCCTTCCCATGCCGTTTGTACATTTGGTTTTGGAACAATTTGTTCCATTACTTCCCCTCTTGCATTAATTCGCGCGCAATAAAAAGGATATTCGGTATATTTTAATGCGCCACCAGGGAATGCATTGCCCTGCGGATTATAGTTCTTAACTGTTATAAAATTATAAAATTTATCTGCTACAGGTGGAATCCACGGCTCTGTAAAATCAGAATCTGTATAAAATCTTCTTATTTCAGTACCTTCTTCAGTATTAGCATATAATTTACCTGCAGTAGGCGAACCGGCTGATTGTAGTGTTAGAATTCTACCGACTAAATTTCTTGTTCCACTACTCCAAGGAACGGTTAATTGTATTGTTATTTCAGCTGGATTTAATGGATCAACATAAACTACCTTACCAATAATACCAGGGGTGCCAGGTACAGAAATAAATGCAGTAAGACCAAGTGTGGCTTGCTCATTAACGTTAGCCAATATTACTTCAACTGTAGGTTGATTATCCGCAATACTTCCGAAAGTTATTGCATTATTACCGCTAAAATAACCAAGCCCTCTGGTTGCATCTTGTGTTGCATAAGGGACACCAGAAGTATAACCTGGAATCATAGGATCCGGTGAAATTTCTTCTAATCCTGTAAAATATTCATACTCATTTATTTGAGCAGGTTCAAATGGTATTGTTGTTGTTGGATAAGAAAAATTTGCATCATTACCATAAATAGTAACAACTTGTGCGTTTTCACCGCTACCCGTAATGGAAGTGCCTATTAGCGTAACAACTACAGCCCATTCATAACTTTCGTTATTAGCTGGGTTGTCAGTTGATTCAATAGTAAAAGATGTTGTAAGTGATTTGGTATTACCAAGCACAAACGTTCCATCAAAAGCAGATGTAAGCACACTTAACGGCCCTATTTTATAAGGAGGAATTCCTAAAATTTGGCTAGGCTTACCAAAATTATTTTCATTTGTAACCAATTCCCATTGCAAAGGATTTGTTGGTTGATATAATCTTTTATATAAATATATTGAAGCTTCTCCTATTGAAGTAGCAGAGGTAGTAGTTGGATCATCTGGGCCAGCGGGACATATTCCAATTGGGTTAACAGTTAAATTTACAGAAAATCTGTATTCTCCTTGTGTTAATCCGGTTGGCCCAACAATTTGCACAGGAGAATAACTTAACCCATTTTTGACTTCTACATTCTCAATAACCGGAGTATTTAAGTTGTTAAGTAGTGGTGAAAAGTAAGCACTTGTTGGATTTAGTTTTTTACCTATATAAGCCACTCCTTGCCAAACTCCAGAACTTCCCCCTCCGGATGGAGTACAACCACCAGTACCTATAATGCTAGCACTTGTGTAATCAGGTCTTAACCAAATAGGCACAGGGGCATCACCTACATTTATGTTTAATAGCATTTCATCTTTTTGCGTTCCAAATGTAGTATTAATAGGCTCTAGCACTGTACCATCAGATGTATTAACCGCATCTTGTACTCTAATAAGCAAGTTATATGTACCTAAAGGCACTGAGGGGTTAGTCATTTGTAAAACACCTGATAATGGATTTATTTCAAAATAGTTACCTGCATTACCGCTAACTATACTCCAATACAAATCAGAATTTGATAAAGAAAATGAACCATTGTTAGCTTCTAAATCTACAACAACTCCTGGAGTTTGGGTTATACTGTAATTATCCTCAACAGTAGTTATAATAGGAAGATTATTACCTAGTCTACCACTAATAGTTAATGTTGATGGCTGTGGGGATTCAGCCGAAGTGTCAGTTACATTAAATGTAAAAATATATGATTCTTTTTCTAAAGCAGTGTGATTAAATACAAAAGGAGACCCTATTGGAGGCGGTTTTATTTTTAATCTAAATCGCGTAGGATTTCCGCCAGATGGAGGAATAGTCACTAATTGAAAATCACTAGTTCTATTTACTGCTGGCGATTCTCCATTAACTACAGAAACCAAATCAACTGTTGGAAATTGAATAGGAGTACCTGTTTGGTTCACTACAAAAAATGCATCAGTTATAAACGGCGAATTAGCTTGCCCTGTACCTGACCCAGATCCATTAGGATTTTGCCATTCAAAATGGGAGTAATTAACATTGTCAAAACCGGCTGGGCCGTCAAATCCTGTTAAAACATCTGTATTCAAATCAGATATTAAACCCGTAGTTGCTGTTTCCCAAAATAATTCTAATAAACTTTCGTCTGCTCTAGTTTCATATACACTTAAGAAAGGTATCATATCCTTCGCTGTTACTCCAATCTGATTAACGGTAGAAACCCTACCTATTAATGGTCTTGTTTGTAATTGATAAAAGTTTAATCCAGCTGTACCACTTAAATTATTTTCTGAACTATCTAAAAAATTAAATTCATCTGCAGTAGCTATAGATATTACTGTATCAGCTTTTCTAGTTGGAAAATATTGCTTATTTTCTGCTCTTGTTATTGTAAATGTTACATATTGAATAGGCTCTGTAGTACCACCTACTACCCAGTTTGGCGAAGATATTGTTATAGTTCCAGCATTACCAACAACTACATTAGATGTAACCACAGTATCACCTAACCATCTATATGGATTTGGTTGTGTACCACCCAAAGGAGGAGTATTTGGAATAGGAGTACTGGCTTCAACACATTGTATTCCATCTCCTGGTTTTATTAAAGCCCAATCATTGTTTTTTTCTCCCGGCCCAGGAGGCACAATTGTATATTTTATTGTAACAGTTTTAGATGTAAACTCTGGAACATCACCTATTATAGTTATGTTGTCTTCAGTATTTTCAACTCTACCGTATAATTGTACACTACTTCTATATTGCTTTTGATCAGGACCTACCTCAGATAAATCTCTAGGTACTTTATTAATATTATCATTAATTAATACCATGTGTGCTGTATTACCCGTTTCGCTTACTGGAAATTGTGTGGTGTTTATACCGTTATTTAAAACACTAGTTTGTCCTTCAGGGGCTCTAAAAACAGTTATAGACTGTAAGGTTCCGGAAGTGGCAGGTGTGTTTGATATTGTAAAACTATTTGCATTGATAATCGTTGCTATAGTTGTAGTTACTGTAGGTATAATACCACTAACAAAATCACCTACTTTATAATTAGTAGTGCTACCTGATATTGTAATAGTAGAATTACCAGCAGCCCAAGTAGCGCTTGTAGCATTAGAGAAAGCAGCAGTAGGATCAGTATATGTAACTTGAGATCCAGAAGTTTGATTCTTTGGATAACCGTTAAGCATTCCAGGAAGATATACATTATAATAGTCTTGCTCTTGTTGTTTAACAACTATTTTATAAGAGTACCAACCAATAGGATTGTATTTATAAGAAAATTTAATATCTGGAACATCAAAACCTTGATCAACATAATTATATATATCATTTATATCATCGGAGGTTGTAATTGTAACACTAACGATGGGAGATGTATCGTCCCCAGGTATTTGATATATTGGTTCTGAAGTTAATACTGTTACATAATCAACGTATTTTCCTCTTAATATATTACCTACTTCAGGAATAAATTGAGAAGTTAATACGGATAGATCCATTGTAAATGTGTATTCTTTTGGAGCATCCTCCGTAAAAGCAGTTATTGCAAAACCAAAATTAGAAGTAGGAATTGCGTATAAGCCACATTGACCAGTAGGTATATCTTTTTGTTGATTTATAGGGCTATTTAAGTATAATATTAAAGCATCACCAAACCAAGTACGGACATCATCAAATAAAACTGAATTTTCGTAACTTGAATAAACCGTTGATCCTTTTGCATAGCCTGCAAGACCAAGATCTAAACCAGGCAAATCACCAGAAGATAATATAACAGGAGATTGTCTACCAAACTTATCTGCTATTACAAATCCCACCTGATAATTTCTATTCTTTTTTAATGTATGATTTGGATATTCTATAAAACTAGTACCGGAATCTGACTTAGGCTGTACTGCTATATTATAATTTATAGAAGCTAATGATGTATACTTATCATAGTAGTTACCGTAAATTATTCTATTACCAGCGGATTCTTGAGCTCTCGCTCTTACAGGAACTTTATCATACACCCTTACGGTTTGATCTTCTGGTAATGTTTTGTATGGTTTTTGTGATTGATATTGTTGTATATAATAATTATTATTAGCGTTAGCTGTTGTATTTATAAAAGATAAAGGCACTGTTTCGAAAACTTTAATAGCTGCCGAATCAGACTCTTTATATAAAATATCAATCTCAGTTATTTTATAACTATTAGCAAGATTACCAATTTTATCAGGAAACGGTATAATTAATTCGATGTTATTAATATTGTTTTCAAACCAATTTATTATTGTACTCCTATACGCATCCGTTTCGTTTCCATTAATAAAATATCCCTTCTGCTTAGGTATATAAGCTATTTGTGTAAATGGGGCCATTAAAGAATACTCATTGTCATCGTATTTAAAACGATAACTAAATCTAACATATCTACTTTCCAAAAATGCAGGATCACCCGGCCATGATGGGACTTGAGATTTATCGGACATTGTGGAAATTAAAAACGTTAGCTCTGTACCGTCTGCAATAGTTCCAGGATAATTTTTATAAAAAGTAACGACATTTCCAGTAACATCAACAACCGTACAAAAATCTGCTCCAGTTATATTTTCTGTTACTAATGTCATGCCAGGTACAATACCTGCTGCATCTACAACATCTAATGTATTACCTGATGAACTACCGTCAGCTGTAGTAACTACTTTTTTATATAATGTTATAGGTTCTATTGGAGCATATTTAGCTACAGATATTTGGTGTTCTGTAGTATAATAATTTGGATTACTTAGCGCATTGGCTACATTTATTTTTCTAGGTTGATTTCTATTGTCAGTCCAGAATAATAAGCCTTCTACTAAATTTACCCCTGTTATTTTAAATTGTTTATTTTTTGCAAAGTTTAAAAATAACCCTTCCACCAATGTTACATAAGGCGAACCATTACCGTCAAATGTATACATTACTATTTTCATTTTCCATTCAGTATTACGAATTGTAACAGGTGCATCTTCTGGAAAAGTTATTTGATTTGGGTTTGGATCTGTATAATTCGTTAAAAATTGAAACATACGGTTGTTTTGATTATCCATAAATATACCAATACATTCTAACCCCGGTATATAATTTGGATTAGGTGTTTCAGTACCCGGTATATCAAAACCGTTATACGTTTCTTGTAATAATTCATTACCTAAAACATTTTTTAATGCTCCAATATCATCAGTTTCTGATTTACCAACTGAAATATTATTTGCATATCTATATTCTCCATTAGGGATAAGTCTATCATCTAAGTCTTGATTCATCTTAGATTTTAAGAAACTATTTTTTACTTCTGCCATTTAATTTTAGTGTTTAATCCATTTTGATTTTCCTCTCATAACCTGCGTAAATTCTTCTAACTTAATATTAGATAATCTAATTTTAGCATTTCTTAATTTAGCACTCCTTTCTCTTTTAAGTCGTTGCACTAAATATTCAGGTTGATTAGCTCTAGTAGATATTATTGAATGTAATATATGTGCATACATTGCTTCTTCTGCCATCTTAGGTATCTTACTATCTAATTCATAAGCTAATCCATCAGATATATATTCAAGTACAATTAACATGTCAATTAAATTACTTGAGAATGATATTTTACCTTCTCTGTCATTTATTGTAAATGTACCGTTGTAGTTGGCATATTGTGGGTCCGTACCGTATCTTCTACCGTAATATCCATAATCATAACCATTGTTCCATCCATCACCATAACCATCTCCTCCAAAATTACCAACTCCGTTTATTAAATTAATTAGTCTACCATTATTTACACTCTTCCATCTTTCTTCAGTTATTGAAGTTCCATCAATGTTCTCATCATAACTACTTTGTATTGGTTGCCCATTATTACTTTGTATTGGTGTACTTGACGGATCAATAGTTAACGATGTAGGATAAATAGGATGTTTTACACCTTGTTTATCAATCCAAGATATTTTTACATAGTTAACATAGTCTTGTGGTAATATAACACTTAAGTTATGCGGTACGGTTAATTCTTGTGATTTTACACTTTTTAATACATCATAACTAAATTCTTGTAAACCTCGTTTAGCATGGAATAATACATCAGTTCTTTTAACATCTGATATAAGCTTGCCAGGACCAACGTAAGCCACAATAAAATTATTTATGACATCATCTAAGGTAATATAAGAATAACCTCCATAATTGTTCTCTACAGTGTTCCCGTAAGCGTCACGGTCCCCATAATCACCTCCATCAATTGCTTTAAGCTGTACAACAACATAACTATATTGAGGAACGGCTGTTGCAAATGTTATCGTATTTTTTAATAAACTATATTCTGATATGTATTCTGTAAAATCTATACCGTCTACACTAGTGTATAATTTAAAGTTATTTAAGGCATAACCAGATTCATTTGGATTCCAACTGCCTAAATATAATTCAGTGTCAAAAGTAAATGTAAATTCCGTTTGACCTAGTACTTTTACCTGAAAGCCTTGCGATCCGGCATAATATTGTCTATTTGTTTCGGTAATTAAACCACCATCTGGAAATGCCATGTGCTATTAAGATTTTGAATTTATTTGTTCTGCTTGAATTTGTGATGCGGCAATCTGAATTAATTGTGGGTCTTTTATTACAACACCTGAATATAAAAGTATTCTTGTTATAACATTTGTTTGTTCTGAAACCATTAATTCAAATTGTTGTGAAGTGTTTGGACTATACGAGTATGTATAAGATGGAGCAGTTGCTGTAAAGTTCCATATAACATCTTTAGGTTTTCTAACAAAAGAAGCAGAAATACCTGTAGTTATTGTATTTGGATATACGTATAATCTTCCTTCTTCGTATATATATAGTGGATATTTTTTTGTCGGTTTTGTTAAAGGTGATTTATTTATATATAATAGATTGTTTCGTTGCACTCTCTGCATCTCAATTGTGTCATCATATATTACAGTACCTAATCTGTAAAAGTCGTTATCAGTAACCGTAATAAGCACGTCAAATGCTGATGTAGGTATTGCTGTTAATATTATATTATTGTCTGCTATAGTATATGCTGATGGATTTTGTAAAACTCCACCAAAATAAACTTTTACTAAGCCATTTTGTATTCTTGCTTGGGTTAATTGATTACCCAAAATATATGTTGTTTGATTATTGACTGTTGTAAAGCTATAAGAATATATAGCCATACCTGATGACGTCGGTAATTCCCATTCACTATTACCTACATAAGTACAATCACCTATAGTTTTAAATACAGCTAATTGCTCATCTAAATTTTTAATCCTATCAGCATATTCGCTATCATTATCAGGTACTCTTAATTGTTGATTAAGATTATCAAAATAATCCTCGAATATTTCAAGTTGAACTTGAGTTGCTATTTTATTAAACTCGTCAGGAGTCATGTAACCACGTTGTTCCTTATTAAGTATTAATAAAACGGTTTTGTAAACTGTATCTACATTTATTGCCATTTTGCTTATTTTATTATAATATATGAGCGGTAACCGCTAAGCCACCGCTCTATATATTAATATTACGTGTTAATCTATTTTTTTCTCTATAGACCTGTAAACTTCTATACCTTCATCTGTTTTAAAGAAAGCGGCCATAGCTGAGTATGGATTTTCATCAAATGGTACAGTCATTAACTTTCTATTGTTCGATGTCCATGTAAATGTACGCTGATCTTGAGATAGCGCTATAATATTAGCTTCAACAGCTCGAATAGCTACATTTCTAAGTTGTACATTTTCATCGTTTGCTAAATCAATAAATAAGTATGGATTGTTTCTAGCAAATAACATTAAGTCTCTTTTAATTTCTTTAGAAGTCATTTTAGAAACTTTAGATCCAATCTCAACTCTTAATATTGCTTCAGCTTCATCAATATCCATTTCTCTAGCTGCATTCATTGCATCTAATTGAATGTCCATATCTTCTAAATCATCTGTTGCCATCATAACAGGATCAAACTCTACGTATTTTCTGTTTAGGTCAGGATGATATAAAGATAATAGTTTTTGTAAATTTTGTTTTTCTTTAGGTACAGTTAAAGTACCGTTCTTAAATATGATATGTCCCAAAGTTGCTTCTCCTTTTTGATCTTCAACAAAAACAGAGTTTTGGTTCGTAGCATATCTTAATTCCTTTTGTTCACCTGCATCTTTGTCAAACCATAACAATGGAAATCTACCTGTATGTCTTGAAGCTATAGTATAAGTTAATGGTGAATGTGGTCCAGATAAAATATATGTTCTATCTTTAATTTCCCATTTTGGCTTTACCGGTTGAGGTTTTTCACTAACAAATTTTCCTTCTATATATGTTTCTTCAACAATATCTTCGGTTTTTTTAAATGTGGTTTCTGGTTCAACGTATGTACTAGGTTGAGTAGTTTTTGCTTTAGTAGCAGTTTTAGCTTGTGCCATGATAAAATATTATATAATTAATTATTGTTTATTAAAAGAGTAAAAATTACCCCCGTAGATTCAACGAGGGTAAAATTTACAATTATTTATACTTATGCTGAAGCAGTGAATAACACGAAGTTATTAGCACCTTGCACACATAAACATCTTTCAGATAAGAAGTGTACCTCCATTGCATCTAAGTCAGATGTGTAAGCACCTCCAACAGATCCAGTGATCCAAGATTTCATTCTTCTGTCATCAGCTTGTGCAGCTCTATAACGTACGTGTAAGAATGGTCTACGGATGTTAGTTCCTAAAATTTGATCGTAAACTGTAGAAGTTCCAGCAGGAATTAATACACCTTCGATTGAACTACCAACACCTGTCATTGCTCCACGAGTAGAAGCATCGTTTAAGTATTTCCAGTCAGTTTTGTAGAAGTCATAAGAACCTCTTCTGAATCCAGAGAAACCTAAGTTTAATGCCATTTCAGATGAGTTTTCGAATAAACCGTAAGCAACACCACCTGCAGCTCCAGAAGATAAAGATGCTAACATATCATCAAAATCTAAAGATAATTGACGGTTTAAGAATAACATGTTTTCTTCAATTGCTCCTTGAGTATCTAAGTTTTTCAAGATAGAATCAAAATCAGCTAATCCAGCAGCAGCAGTAAAGTTGTTTAAAATATTACCTCTATCTTCTACAGCAGAGAATAAACCTTGAGTACCTTTTTTACCAGCAGCTAATGCAGCAGATCCTGTAGTAGCTAATTCACCTTCAACAACAGTCATTTCTAAATAGTCTTCAAAACGTAATCTTGTTTCAGATTCAGCTTTTAAGTACCAGTAGTAACCATCAGCCCCATCTTCAGTAGTAATTTCTACCCATCCAATTTGTGCAGTATCAGATCCGTTGATAACATATTTGTTACGGATAATTACTGGTGAGTTATTGAATTGAGTGAATGAAGGAGTAATACTAGTATAGTTATCTCCTGTTAAAGTAGATCCTTTTTTGTATTCAGAACCATAAACGAAGATTTTTAAATCGTCCATTGCATCTGTAAATCCAGCAGCAGCTAAAGTAGCAGCAGTATAAGGAGCAACAGTTAAAGCACCTGTAGTAACATTACTAGCAGTAACAATAGCTTTTACTTCTAATCCTGTAGCAGGATTCATAATAACGATTGTTTGGTTGATTGAAATAACGTTTTGTACGAAATTTTTTGGATCTGCTGGCGTTAAGTCAACAGGAATAAGTAATGTATTTGCAGCAGCACTTACCACATCTACTCCTGTATATGCAACGTGTAATCTGTTTTGTTCAGACCAGATAACTTGGTCAGATGACATAGGCATTTCTGCTCCTACCATACGTAAGAAACCAGATAATGTTCTGTTTCCATAACGTTCTACCTCAGCTTCATAAACTTCTGGTAAGTATTGTTGTGCGAACGATACAAAATTTGCATTAGCTGGATCTGTAAAGTTTAAATAGTTTGTCTCTAAAGCTTGTTGTTTTTGAGACGGCTTGATTGTACCGAAATTCGGTGTTACATTTGCCATAATTGTTTTTGTTTAGTTTAAAATTTGCTTTTTATTCTTAATTTTGTTGAATCAACACCATTAATAGCTTTTACTTTAAACCCTCCTACATTAATTTCTCCAGCAGACGTTTGTCTAGGTTCTGTAGAAATATTATTAGATTTTGCTAACATTTCTTTAATCGCGTCAGCTTTTCCTTGTTCGTAAAAATGGTTTGCAATACTATCAGTATTTTCAGCGGCATACATTGCTTTATGATAACCAGTCATATCCGTCACTTCACCTTTATCGTTTAAGAACTTCTTAAGTAGGTTTGTAATGTTTGATTGTTTATCAGCAATAGCTTCAGTATTTTGTAGATTAAACCTGAATGTTTTTCCACCAGCGTTGAAATCAAAACCTTTGAAATCCTGTGTAAAAAACTTTTTAGTATTATCTTTGAATACCGAGTGCATTTGCTCAACTGATTGTTGATCCTCTTTATATCGGTTGAAAAAATCAATTGCTTTTTGTTGATCTGGATTTACATTAGACTTTAATTTAATTTCGTCATAATATTTACTTTTAAGATCCTCTAAAAAGTTTTTGGCTTTACCAACTTCTTCTTTAAAAGCGATACGCTTCTTTTTAATTTCTCGCTCATCATCCTCATCTTCATCATACGAAAATGTTTCTTCCATGTGAAAGTCAATTTCGTCTAAATCTAAATGTGGTTTTGTTTTTTTGTAATATTCTTTTAATAAAACTTCTGGATCTACTTTTGAATAATCCGTATTTAAACGAGTATAATCATTAATGTCTCCTCCTGTTTCTTCCATAAACGCAATTAACTTTTCTACATTTTCTGGTAATGGTTTACCTGATACTTTTAAATCATTAATTGCTTTATCTGCTTCTGCTTCAAGTTCTTTAGCTTCTTCAGTATTAGTTTCAATATTAACTACTACTACTTCTTGCTCTTCACCTTGATTGGCAATACCTTCTTGTTGGGTGTTTCCTTCGACCACTTCTTGCAATCCCACTTGGGACTGTTCTGGCTGTAGCACGCCTTCATCTGTTGTTTGCTCTTGAATGGCATTGTCTTCTGGTTTAATTGTTAAATCTACTTTTGCAATTGATTGAGCTGATGCATCTTTTACAACAGGAACCCTTGCTTTTTTAATTTTAAAATCACCTTCTTGCTTAATTGTTTCTTCCATGATAAAATATTATATAATTAATTGTTTTGTTCTATTTAGGAGAGAACTGCTCCAAACCAAATCCACCTAGATTGTCAAATCCTGCTGATTCAAAATCTTTTGGTAATGTATTATTTTGTCTTTGTTCAATCAATTCAGATTGTTGTGTGGCTTGTAACTTTGTTCTTTGATCTTTACGATCTTCCATTTTGTTAAGTTTTTCTTGAGCTTGAGCAACCTGCATTTCTGCTAATTGCATTTGATAACTAAATTCTTCTGCCATCAATTGTTTCTTTATCAATGCTTCTTGTTGCATCTTTTGAATCTCAAACTGTAACTTAGATTGTTCTAATTGTATCTTTTGTTCTGTAATTGCTTGTTGCTTTTGTACTTCAGCCATCGCTGTTTCCTGCGCCAACTGAGCATTCGCTTGTGCCTGTGCTTGAATATTAGCTTGCTGATTAGCTTGATCTCTTTCCATTTTTTTCTTTCTCTTATATTTAAGAGATTGATTAGCTAACTTAATATTCTTAATTTGTCTTAAGTCAATTGCGTCTTCAAGATCAATACCACCTGATTGTAAAGCAACTTGTATGTTTTGTTCTAATTGAGCTTGTTCTTCTTCGTCCGGCTCTAATTCTAAGAATATACCGAAATCATGTAAGTTTAAATTTTGTAATTCTTTTAATGTTTCAACTGACGAAACCGATATACTCTGCATTAATGAACTTGCTGTTAATGGGAAGTTTAATGAATCAGCAACTCTTCTTGAAATGTTTTCACATACACGTAAGGTTAAATATAAACTAGATTGTAATATATGCCTTGTTGCTGTGTTTGAATTTGCTGCTGCCATTTTTTGTAATCCTACTAAAGCATCTCTATCAGGTGTACTAGCGTCTCTTGCTTCATTCAATCCGGTTACATCACGTATCATCTGTAAGTAATATTGATATGTTTGTATCAATGATTGTATCTTACCGCTGCCTGATGAAGTTTGTAATTCCTGAATCGGCACCTTAGCTCTATTCATATCACCATCCTGTGTCATGGATCTACCAACTATACTACCTGTTTGGAAATACATATTTAATGCTTCTGCCGCATTATATTTTGTACCATTACCTAAATCAACCTCGGCTAATCCATCAACATCGACGAATACACCATCAGGAACTAATCTAGATAATACTTGTTGTATTTTTAAATGCGTTAACTGAATCATATCTGCAAATCCTGTTATACGGCTTACTAATGATTCAATTCTACCTTTGTACATTCTTGGTGCACAAATAGCATAATTCATTTGAACTCTGGTTGTATCAGCAAATGGCCTTGTCATATTCTCTGCAAGTTTCCATTCTAACATTTTTTCGTGACCTAATATTTTTGCTCCTGAATATATAACTTCTATACTTCTTGATACTTTGCTAAATGAATCATTTTCTGGTGGATTGAAATCATCTGTTTTTTCCAATGCCTTTTCTAAACCAACATCCGTTTGTTTAATTTTAAACACTTGGTTAGAAAATGTTTTATACTCAAAATATAATACCTGTACATTAGAAGTATCATAATCTTGTCCGTAATAGTTACGAGTATAATTTACATCTCCTGGATATTTTTCAATCTCTTCTAAGTCAGCTTTTGTTAAATGTGGAAATTGCATTTTAACCTCTTCTAACGTAATAGATTTAACTTCACCAACATAATATATGTCTTCAAAGTTTGGATCCTCTGTATAAGAATAAACAAGGTTAGCAGGATCAACATAGTCTATTGTTACTCCCTCTGCTTTATTCCAATTTGTTTTTGTTGCCGCAATACCCAAAACAACTAAATCATAATTTAATCTTTTGTTTATTAACGGATATTTATTATTATCTAATATTTGATTTATTACTTCTTCTTCTGCTATTTCAATTTCTTGTTTATAGCTTAGTTGCATCCTAATTTCTAATTCTTCTTTATCTTCCGGTAAATTATCGGGATCAGGGCTACTGTACATATTTGCTCCTAAAGTACCCTGTATTTTATCTAATAAAGGTTTAGTAAGCATGTCTTTTAATATGTTAGCAGCAAACCCGGTTCTTTTCTTAATTGAATCAGGATCTTGTGCGTATGCTTTAATATCGTAGTTCTTACTAGATATACCGTTAACAACAATGTCAACAAATTTAGGTATAACCGGAACAGGTTTCCAATCAAGATTCAAATAAGATAAATCACCGTTGATTGATAATTCATCTTTATACTTTTGAACCGGTTGTTCTCCTCTAGCATATAATCTTAATCTGTGAAAGTTTTGCCAATTGGACCCCCATCTGTTTCCAGCTCCTCCAACTCTATCTCCTCTAAACCATTCGTTTTCAATAGCTCTACCGACCAAGGCTCCGTATTCGTAGCTTTGTTTCTCTGAATCCGGTACTACCTGACTAGGAAAAGAACTATTATTATTAGTATAAACCATCTATTATATTATTTTTGAACTAAAACCTTCGTTATTATATTTTTTGAAACCTAATGATACCATATCTTTTTGAGCACGGAACACAGGTGTGTAAGCGTTTTTGTTGCAAGCCATTATAGCTAAACCTGAACTAATAGTAGCATCATGCTTAGTTCTATTGCCTATATTAAATCTAGACCAGTCATTTAAAGTTTTCTGGAAATACATATTACCATAACCTCCTTCTAATAATCCTACATTTCTATCTATATAAGATTCTATTGCTGCAGCATGTGCTTGTAACATGTCCTGAGAAGCTGAAGGTATGCCTCCAATTTCCTTTTCTGCTGGTGATAAATTATTATATACTTTGTCAGGTCTGTTCATTGAGTAACCTCTATAACCTCTTCTCTTTAAATAATAAAGTAATCTAGGTTTGTTATTCTCTGCTAATATTGGCATTCCATAAAATACCAAAGCCATTAAAACATCCTCAAAGAATATCTCTGCTGTTTGTGGTCTAGCTATGTATTCTAAAAAGAAAAGACTAGGTGGAACATCTTCCATTGAGAATTTTGTTAATCCGTGTAATGCACCTTTTGATCCTCTGCTTTCGTCAACAGTTCCTGATATATCATAACTATCACATCCAAAAGCACCGCAGTGTTCATTACCTGGATATTTAACTCCATTCTTTATAATCACACGATTTTGTAGATTTAGCGGTGGAATCCAAGAAATTAAAAATCTACCATCTTTATTTGGTACAAATATAACTTTAGTATCTTGTACACCGTTTTCCCATTGAAAGCTACCTTGCGTTAAAACATTTGAGTTTCTTAGATCATCATTGTAATCTATTTGCTCATATATTTTTGTAAGATTAAATAAAGATTGTTTTGCTTCATCCCTAAAAGCATGTTGTTCTGATCTTGGAAACTGTCTGTAGTATTCGTTTAATGCATCTTGATCTGATTTTAAACCATCAACCTCATTTTGCCAATGTTCAATAACCCCGTAATCAATCCACATATTATCCACACCCCTAACTGGTTGTTCTGGTGTTAAGAAAACAGGCATCCCGTATTTATCCATAAAACCCTCAAAGTTCCATTCCATTGGTATAAATAAAGAATATAATCCAGAACTAGTTTGCCCGTTACGGTTACGTTTGGTAACGTCTGATCTATAATATAATTTTTTAAAGTTTTCTCCTCCTTTATCTAAAGCATTTGAGGTAGAACCCATCATACATTTACCAACAATTCTTCTTCCTAATCGCAAACAGGTTTGAGTTATTCGCCAGTTATTTAAAATATTATTAGGCTTTTCCCATTTACCACTTTCATCATGAACTAATAATCTTAACTTTTCACCATCATAGCTATTGTCTCCAGTATTCTTCCAATCAATTGTAGTATCTAGCCCTTCAAGTTCCTCTAATTGTTCTTGAGCTTCTAATTTTCTTCTTGTTAATTTTGATGCAGGTATTCTATAAGCTAACTCTGTTTTCGGACGGTCCATACCATCTTGAATTGGTTTAAAGAAAAAAGGATAGTTTATTGATATAGGCACAACCTTATCTGTAAACATTTTTTTTGCATCATCTCCTGACTTGGATAATATTCCATATCTTGTATCGGAACTTAAGGTAGCTTGGTTAACTAATTCCGCAGATGACATAAATGAAAATCCGGAACGTCTATTCTTTAAATAGCACATGCCGTAACATCTGTTATCTGCTTTACAAGCTTCCCAGAATATGAAAAATACTCTATTTGATTCACGAAAATCTGGAGCTCCAACATCAATCTTGCTCCATTGTAAATACATATAATGTGTGCCAGTTATATAAGTTGGTACACCATTGTTATAAAAAGAAAAACCTTCTTCTCTGTATTTAAACTCTGCATCAATAAAGTCGTACCAGTTTTCTTTGAATTTATCCGGATATTTATTCCAATCAAATACACTTTTGATACGTTCAAGCTCTTTTGGATATACAGCTTGTTCCCAATATTGTTCTTCTTTCTTAGTAGACCTTTTATAAGCATTTTCAATATAAGGTAATGCAATCTTTAAATTTTGTATTTCTACAACTTCTCCAATCTTACCTGTTTTGCTTATAACAACTACATCGTGTTCTTTATTATATCCGTATTCCCACTTCTTACTTTTATTAAGTCTACTTATAATAGAAGGCTTAATATGATTGTCTAAAGTGGTTATTAAATTTTGTTCGTACATTATTTAGACCTCCCTTCTGCAAATCCTTTAAAAACTTTACTTGCTTTTTCACTAGATTCTTGTAGTTCTAATTTCTGTCTTTCTTCTTCAATACGATTAAGTATTTCAAAAGCATCGAAGATAGCTAACTTTTTTGTTGCAGCTGCATTCTTTAATTTGTCTGCAGCCAAGTCATCTTCTCCGTTATCTAAAATAGCTTCTTCAGCAACCTTAATCAGTTCCAATACCGCTTTGTGCCCAGCTTGGATTATATTCTGCTTCGTTTCCTCTATATTCATATTTAATTACAATATCATTTGATTTCATACAATATAATCGTTTACCTTCTATGATAAACTCAAATTCACCGTATGGTTTATATCCTACTAAGTCACCTGGCACTATTTTCGCTTCATTTAAGGAGCTATTACCGTATTTTAGTATTCCAATAAGTCTCTGCTCTTTTTCTAAGCTAAAACTGTTATTATTTTTTATAGGTTGTACAAAGCAACGATCGCCAAAAGCTTTCCAATTACCTGTATCACCATATAAATATATTTGATCAATGTCTACAAAATATTTGTCCTCGTTAAAGTATGATCTACTGTTCTTTGCTTTACCTCTAATATCATAAAATCTTCTAAAAACATTATGATGTATTATTACTTTATCACCAACTTTAATATCTGTTGTTCCAAATAATGGTACCGCTAAAACTTCAGCCATGTTATTAACAGCTTTAAAAGATTCAACCGATGTATTAATAATTAAATCTTTATCACCAACTTTAACTGTATTGTCATACCTATTACCAACAGGTTTAACAATAAAGCTAAACATACTTCTCATTAGTATTCTAAATCATATTCAACTGAAATAGCCATATTGCTATTAAATTTCTTCCAAGGCATAACCTCATCACTCTTTTTTATAAAAATGTTATAAGAGTTATCTGTTTCATCAAATAATATATGTGAAATTTTATGTCCACCGTATACCTCTTGACTTACAGAATAATGCATTGCGTCGTTTTTATAATCAGCGCCAATACTTATTTTTCTAATAACATTATTCATTATCTGTATTTTTTTCTATATTGGTGTAACTACCATCTTCTAAGTTGATATTTACAGCACCATATTCAGCTTCTAATACTTCTTTAAAATCTTCAATCTCTTTATTAAGATCTGCAACTTTATGTAATAATGAATGCTTTTGAGTTTCTAATACACCTAAGTTTGTTAATAACTTACCTAAATCAGCTTGTTGTCCTACAATTTTATCTAATTGTTCTTTTTTAATCTGTTTTACTACTTCCATTTTTATTTAATTTAATTGTTAACTTTAGTAACAAGTGAGGACTCGAACCTTGAAGTGACCTAATTTCACTACTTGTTATTTTTATTTATTGAATAATCTATTATATAAGCTTTGTTTTTTTAAAGGTAATTCTAAAACAACACTACCAGGAAACTTATAATTGCTTCCTGGTTGCATTACTTTTTTATTACCTTTATTGTCTATGCCTAATACCGGAAAATCTACACCTTCCATTGTTATATCTCCGCTTGGTATAATATTATATTCTCTGTTTTTATCAGGACTATTTCTTTTATAACCTTTTGTAGATATGTTTTTCATTTAGCAAGACTTCTTTTTTAATTTACTCATTTGCATAGTTGGAGCACCTGCTTTAGCTGCCATACCCGCCGCTTTAGCTGCTAACCCTCCTTTAATACTTCCTGCTTTACCAACAAGCCCTGTTCTGGATCTTTGCATAGCTGGAGCCACTGGCTTAGCTGCCGCTGCTGCTGCCGCTTTTTGCTTTTTAGCTCTTACAGCAGCCCCAAATTGGTTCATTTTTCTTATTTGATCTAACTCTGGCGTACCAAATCCAAAATCGTATGATAGTTGTTTTGTTGGTGCTTTTGACGCTTTTGGCTTTGTAGTTGTAGAAGTCGTTGCTGGTTTTTTAAATGCTTTTTTTGATACTTGTTTTGCTGGAGGCATTTTAGCACCTGCCTTCATTCTTTGTTTAGCCGGGGCATTAACAACAACTGCTTTTCCAAGACCTACTAAAGATTGTTTTTGTTTTTCATTAAGATTTTCTGGAGCAGTACCTCCACCCATGGCATTGTAAAGCTCAGCATTTCTAGTTTGTCTGCTTTTAACGTCTGCATTTCTAATTTCAACTGCTTTAGTTAATTTTTCCGCAGCTTCACCACCTTTTTCCCTCATACTGTTCCATGGGACCTCTTTAACTACATTTCTTTTAGAATCATATTCTCTAAGAAAAGATCCAGCTCTTTCTACTGTATGCATAGGTAAGTTTGGAGTAGCTGTCCCTGTAGGGGCATCAATACTAATTCCGGTCTGTTTTTCATAATCCTTTTTCATATTAGGATCTTGTCTATTTTCAGCCATTTTTTTCTTACCTTTTTCGTATTCAACGGTAAGTTCAATATCGGTACCCTGTTTTTCTTGATACATTGGTGATCCACTCATTAATGTAGGCGGAATACCTCTTCCTGTTTGTAAAAATGGAGCTCTTCCATTTGGTAGTTTAAATGCCATCTTGTTTTTTTTTAGTTGTTTAATTGTTTAGTACTCTTTTATATATAACTGTATCAGGGGCATCACAAACATAATCAGCAACCATAGTGTTTTCATCTATAATAACAAATTTAGCTAAAGCCTTCCAGTCATTTGGATTGTATAATGTTTTTAAATAAAAATTATTTTTATTAAATTGATAAGATATTACTTCAAAATCATATCCTGTTAAAGTAGAAAATGATTCTATTTTAAAATCTTTTTTGTTCGTTCCCGTAAATGTAATTTCAACTGTTTCTGATCTCCATTTTCCTTGAAGGAATTCTTTACTCATTTTTTGAGCGTTAGAGAATAACGATAATGCCAATGCTGTAATAATAAATAAATTTCTCATAGTGTATATATTTAATTAGATTAGTATTAATATATATATTACGTATAATATTTACTTTTTATTGTTTTGCATAAGCTTCTTGTTCCCAAGGTAATTTCTTGCTACCTTCTTTCATTGTTGCTCTTGGATATCTTTTGCCTTTCCAGAACACATAGGAATCATTATAATCTAGATCACCTCTTTTCATTTGATCTAAATGAACTTTCTCGTGTGATATAGTTTTATTCTTTTTTAATGTAGCAGGTGAAGCATTTTTGTTTACAAGTATACTTCCTGTATTAGTAGCCATACCTAAAACATCATCTCCCATATCTTGTTGATATATTGGGGTATTGTCAATCTCGTAAGGACTTCTTAATTTAAACGCCATATATCTTGTACATTTAATAAAGCAACCACAAATTTCTTCATGGTTGCTCTTAAATTATTATTCTTAGGAAGCTGTGACTACTGGTGGGTTTGCAATTGTAACTCCAGGAGGTAATACTGCTGAATTTACAATAGGACCAACAGGGCTAAGCATTGCTTTGTTTATATTAACTATAGTATCTGCAGCACCATCAGCTGAAGTTGTGAAAGTGTAAAGTCTTCCGTGCGCATGAATACCAAAAGTTGTTGTAGTAATATACACAACTGTATTTATAAGGTCGGTATCAAAAGTAACACTAGGGATACTAGCATTTGTAGTAGGTATTGATATATATCTTGCCATTTTTTTTATTTTTATTTGTTAATTATTATACTACTGTTAATGTTGTTACCGTTAAATCTGCTGCTGATATTGTTGCTGCTGCAAGAGTAGTAGTCGGTGCTGCAGATACTACAAATTGAGTTCCATTTGTAATAGAAGCAATTGTTGTATTTAAAGCAAATGCGCCTGCTCCCGCAACAACAGTAACCGTCATACCAACTGATAAACCAGCTGTACTATTTACTGTAATAGTTGTTTGTCCTGTAGCGCCTACTCCATTTGTAACTAATGTAGCATTTAAGTCTACATTCGAGCAAATAGGAGATGGATTCCCACTAATTATAGCATTGTTTATAATTTTTGATGCAGCAATTGCATTAGCATTTTGAACAGCCGAAGTTGTTCCACTAAAAGTAAGTCTAAATGCTTTGCTCTGCATCCACAAAGTAGAATAAGGAGTTGTTGCTACAATTGTTGCTCCAGAAAGAGTTGTAGTTGGAGCAGTTGAAACAACAAAAGTAGTACTATTAGTAACTGAAGAAACAATAGTACCAGGTGCAAATACACCCGTTCCTGCTGTAACAGTTACTGCCATACCAGCTACTAATCCAGTTGTACTTGTAACAGTTATTGTAGTTGTACTACCTGCACCAGCCGCTAATGATACTGTTTCAGTAGATGGCGGCATTACCGCTGTAATGTTATCCTTATTGAAAAGAATATTTGGTTGCCCAACAATCTGTGTTGGAATAGAAATGTATTTTCCCATTTTTGTTTTTTTGTTTGTTAATATATTGATTTTTGTTTATCTGCTTTTTGCTCTTTGGGTAATTGGCATGATCATTGGCGATTCATCACCACAATCCATTTTTAATTTAATGCCGTTTTTTCCACTGCTAGATCCTTGACCTTTTGGATAACCAGTTGTATCAAATGGTCCATCCCATAAGTGATTTAATCCAGAGACTTTATCTCTTGCCATTTTCATCAAATGTGGATCAGTTGTTTTTTCGTTCATCATATCTTTGTTATTTAATAATTACATTTGTGGTTCTTGCGCGGGATCCATACTTGACATTGTTCTGTCAAATGAATTTTCCATACCTGTTCCAAATACACCATTAATTGTAGATGCATTTTGTGGACTAAACGGCACTGGTGCTCCAGTTGGTTTAATATTAGGATTCATCGGTCTAGGTGGTGCCATTAAGCTTTGATTAGCACCCATCTTTGGATTTAATGTTTGTGATGCATTGGTATAATTATCAACCGTTAATTTAGGTTGTATATCCTGTAAATAATTTTTCATCGCGTTTTATCTTGGTTAACATTCTGTATTGCTGATTGTAAAACAGTATCTGTGTAAGTTTTACCCTTCATTATAATATTTCTTCTTTCGCTGGTTGGTATATCTTCATCACCAATCATAATACGGTACATCCTACTTATTAGTTGTTTGCACTTGAAAGAGACTTTATATATATTGTATTTTTGAGTTGTATGGTTTCTTTTTCTCCAAACCACTATCCACCCTTCTTTTAACAACCTGTCCCAGCGCATCTTATCCCAACTATATGTATAAGTACCTATTTCATAATCATGTCTAGTAAAGAAATCTAAACAATCAAAGTATATTAATAATTCTAAATCCGCATCAGCAAGACCATTGTTCCTGCAAGCCCATCTCCTAATTATTCTGTAATGTTTTAATAAACCAGATTCACGTAGATCACTAGCTTCTAAACGTCTCATAATACAACAACTATATCTTGTAATTTTATAACTGTATATTTATTGCCTTCAAATTCAATCATGTGACCAGCGTGTTTATCATAGTAGATCTCGTCTCCCTCTTTAATAGCTGTTATGTCTTCACTGACTGATACTATTGTTGCTTCTTTATATCTAATATCTTCACTGTCTTTTTCTTTTAAAATAAGACCGTCTTTTGTTTTCTTTGTAGCTTCTACCTTCTTTGGTAAAATAACTATATTATTACCTATTGCCTTCATTAATTCTTAAATTATTAATTACACAATCGGTTGATAAAATAGTTGTTGCAACTGAAGAAGCATTCTTTAATGCAGACTTTGTTACAAGCAATGGATCAATAATACCAGCTTCAATCATATTAACAATCTCTCCTGTTATAACATTTAATCCTATTCCTTCATTTTGAGGCATTGGTATTTCAATTCCTGCATTTGATAATATCGTATGATAAGGTGCTTTGATTGCATCTAATAATACCCATTCTCCTTCTGTTAATCCACCAATATACATTGCCGCATTCATTAAAGCAATTCCTCCTCCAGGTACAATACCTTCTTTGATCGCCGCTTTAGTTGCACAAATAGCATCTTCAACTCTATCTGCTTTTTCTTTTAATTCTATATCTGACCCAGCACCAACTTTTACAACTGCTACTTTACCGGATAATCTTGCTAATCTTCTTTCCAATCGAATTACTTCTGCTGGAGCTTTAGCAACTTCTAATTGTTTTTTTACTGTATCAATAAGATCAATTACTTCTTGTGAATATTCCCCAACTTGAATAATTGTTTCTGTATCTGTTGTTACAGATTTAATGCATGATCCTAAATGTTCTGGAGTTATAAGATCCATATCATCTCCAAGATCTTCATTAATAATTGTAGCACCAGTTAATAATGCTAAATCATCTAAGGTATCTTTTTTATTAATACCGTATGTTGGTGCATTAATAACATTTGCTTTTAAATTACCTTTAACTTTATTCATTGCAATGACTGAAAGAACTTGTGGTTCCATGTCCGCAATAATAAGTAACGGTTTTTTTATTTTCATACAGTGTTCTAAAACGCCTTGTATTTGTCTAATATTTTCAATTGGTGATTCAACTATAAGAACTAAAGCATTATCTAACTCTGCTGCCTTCTTAGACACACTTGTTATAAAATGTGAATTAACTAATCCTTTATCATATTGAATACCATCAATAATTTCTATTTCTGTTGTATTAAGATCTGACATCTCCATCATCACAACACCATTGTCTCCAGCCGCTCTAAAAGCATCTCCAATAACTTTACCAAGTTCAGGATCATTATTTACTGAGATTGTAGCCACGTGATCAATCATATCGCCTGATACCGGAATTGCAACACTTTCTAAATACTCAATTACTTTTTCTGTAGCGTTTTCAATACCTTCTTTTAATTCTCTGCTACTAACTGTTTTGGGCACTTTATAAGCATGGTGCAAAATAGAATGCGTTAATACCGTTGCGGTTGTTGTTCCGTCTCCGGCTTCTTTAACTGTTTTCCTTGCTGCTTCCTTAAGTAACGTTGCACCCATATTTTCAACTGGATCCAATAGTATAATACTATCCGCTACTGTTACACCATCTTTTGTTATCACCGGTCTACCGGCTCCATCTTCCAATATTACACATTTACCGCTAGCACCAAGTGTTGAACTTACGGCTTTAGTTAATTTAGTAATACCTTCAAATATCTTATTCTTTGCGTCTTCCCCAAAGTTAAGATTTTTTACAATTGCTTCTGTCATGATTTGATTTTATTTAATTTAAGTTGATAGTTGTATTATTACGTATATTTTAGTCTTTTAGGTTATAATAGTTTACTTTTAAATTTTTTATATAACCAAACAACTAATATTAATAACACAATCCAAATAGATAAATAGAACATAATTGTTTTTGCTTCTTTCTTGTCTACTGTTTTAACTTTCTCTTTCTTTGTTTCTTTAATTACTGTTTTAGCTCGTTTTAAGCTTGTTTTAGACACTTTATTATCTTCTGAATATATAGTGTTATCTTTCTTATTTTTAATCTTAACACGTGCATTAAAATACTTTTTGTCAGCAACAACAAATTCTTTAGTAGAATCTATTGGAGTAAATTCAATTTCTTGCGTTTCAACATTGTATTTAATTTCCGTATTTACTACTTCGTTAACAGAATCCTTTTGTGTAACAACTTCAACAGTTGTTTTATCTTCTGTTTTATCTTCTTTATTTACTTTTCTGGCACCACACGCTATAAGTAATGTCGATGCTAATATCAATATCAAGTTTTTCATATTATTCTTTTATTTCAAAATGCATCCAATCATAATTTTTTTCTCTACCCAACGATATAAATCCATGTTTATAAAATATGTCAATCATTGGTTTGTACTCCGATTTTGCAAATCGAGCCGTCTTGCTTGTTTCTTTTAATTGATTTCTAGCCGGATCTAAATCAATAGCTATTCCCCAAGAGTGCATAGACCAGTCATTACCGCCTCTCATTTTTCTAAAGTTGAAGCATCCTCCAAATAAGTCAATGCCTAATTCTTTTATTTTAGCATAACCATATACTCTTAATATTTCATTAAACACCGCTAAGAATCTTCCAGCAACCAATTTATGGCATCTCATTTTATTAACAACACTTTCTGTGTCCCAGGCTATTCGCATTGGATAAGGCAATAGTATAGTTACTAAATAACCGTCACCGGTTACATTAGGTTTACCATATTTAGATATTGTCTCCTTTGTTGTCATCTTTTTTCTTTCTTAATGTTTCTACTGTTTTTAATAATGTATAAAATATTGATGCTATTAATAACATTATCTTTAAAGCACTTTCAATGTTTGAAAAGCTCAATGCCATAGTTACACTATTTACTATATAAAGTCTCAAATCCGTATTAGACATTTTTAGTTTTCATTAAACGTTCAACAATATTTGTAACACCTTCTATAGTTATATATGATGTTGCAACAATCACCCAATCAGTAGATGTAAGATTTCCAGAGAATAAACCTACTGAAGCAATTACAAATACAGTTAATTTTCTACTCACCCATTTACTAAGTAGTAAGTCTATTTTTTCTTTACTACTCATTAGTAAGTTTTTGTAAGATTAAACATTCCACAATAAATAGAGTTAGAAGCGCTAGCTGCTCCCCACTGTACTGTTACAACAATGGTGTTTGATACCGTTGTATCAAAATCCTCTTCGTTTTGTTTTTCAAAACTTAATAATTCAGGAGTATTACTACCGTTCTTATTATATGAAAACCTAGTAGCCGTTGTGGCTATAGCTGTACCAGCTGCACCGGCTTGACGAACGGTAAGATCCATATCTAAAGACCATTGCTTAGATGTAGCAGCACTCATAGTCATTGCTCCTGTTTCCGCTAAAACAACTCCATCACTTGTAGCTACTGTTATTTCAAGAGTAGCAGCGGCTAAAGAACTAAGAGCCCCAGTCATTCTAATGTTTAAAGAACTCCCCGTAAGAAGTGTATTTGCTGCAATGGTTCTACTACCAACACCTGTTCCATATAAATTTCCTACTATTGTTGTATTACTTATTAAAGGAGAACTATCCGTTTGAGAAAATAAACCATAGTTTACACTTGCCGGTATTGCATTACCATTTTCTATTAAAGCTAGTATTTCACTTACTCTAAAGTTTCTAGTGATATTACCTGCATCTTGTATTTTTGTACCTAATAGCAAATCGTTTAATTCCGGTAATGCTGTTGGGAATGTAGTTATTATTGACATGTCTTTATAATTATTTGTTTAACAATTCCACTTGTCTAATGCAAGTTTCTTTCTAGTTGGTTCTCCGTTAGGTTTTTTCATTGGTCCTGGCATACCAGACATTCTTGCACAGAAAGATTTTCTACGCTTTGCATCTTTACTACCCGGTTTTAACTCAGATGGTTTTTTAGTTACAGCTGTCTGTAATTTAGATCCTGGATTTTCTCTTCTATAACTTGCAACACCTTTAGCATTCAATCCACCTTTAGGATCTTTACCTTCTTTACGCGTCCAAGCTGCTGTTTTCTTTAATGGAGAACTATCACAACCACATTTATGTTTCAAAGCATCATTAGTCTCAGCGAAACGGTCTAATATTTTTGGTCTCATTATTTATTTATTTTATGATACATTACTTTTACTAGATCTTCTAGCACCCATACCAACTTTCTTTTTTGCTGATACAACTTTTGTTTTCTCTGCTTGTGTCATTTGACCCCAAGGTTTTGGAGAATCTTTACTAACTCTAACTGATGGCCTGCATGCTTTAACTCCTTTATTTTTAGTTGAACCACATGGATTACCTTTTTCATCGGTCCACTTTTCTTTAAACCATCTTTTTAGTGATGCTCCTTTTTCAGTCTTACGGATAGCCATATTACTTTCCTTTATTCTTTCTACATTTAGCAATAGCACCACTCGCATAAGCCGATGGAAATACATCATAAGTAGCTTTTACTTTTTTATAACATGCATCTTTAAGCTTTAATGGTGATTTCTGTTTCATCGGAGATTCAATAACTCCTCTACCAATTAAAACATCTTTCTGAGTAACTTTACCATCACCGCTTAGATCTTTTAATTTTTTCATTGGACTTTTACCACATTGGCAAATACCTCTACATCCGCAACCTTTACCTGTACCTTCTCCAATAGTATAACCATTGTTTTTATTCATACCTAATCCTTGTGGTCCTATTCCTCTCATATCTTTTATTTTTGTATTTCTTCTTCTTCTATTATAGGGTTGTAATCAATAACCTCTAACTGTTTTAGTTTATCTAAAATAGCAGTATACGCTTCACAGTATAAAACATTCACATCAGTTATCCAATTATCATTTGCATCTTTAATAAATGATAATCTATATGGTAAATTTTCAAATCCATTAAGCTCTTTATATTGAGCTTCATTTGCTTTAAGTACTTTCATTATATTGCGTTTATATAGGTGTTATAATCAGCTACAAATGCTGCGTTTTCAGAAATCATAGAAGCACCCATACCATACATAGAAACTGTATGAAGTCCTTGAGCACTACCTGCTCTAAGTATAATTTGATTTTGAGTTGCTCTTGTAGACGAAACAGCCACTCTGCTAGCGCTTACTGTGCCATTAAAAAGTTGTACATCAGTAGCACTTGTTCTATGAATAGATTTCATCCCTCTAGTAGTGTTATATTGAAAATTTGAATCTACATTAAGAGTACCTTGATTTATTTGCTGAACGTTAGAACTTGTTATCCTTATTGAATTACCATTCGATAATAATAAACCATCTATTGGATTAGTACCTGACGCGGTATACATATACACATATCGACTCGCATTATTTAGTGAGTATTGAGTACCATTACTTCCTGAAAAATTAGTATTTATAAAAGAACCTGCACTACCTGTAAAACCTACGTTTGAAGTAAAAGCAGGGGCATTTTCTAATGTAGCTAAATTAGCACTAGGATTTTTCCAATTTAAAGTTCCAAAACTTGCACTACCATTATTAGCAAAGTTATAAAACACATCTAATTTGTCCCAAACCCCATCGGCTTTCATACTCATTAATAAAGTATTCTGTAACTTTTGTTGTGCTAAAGTTGGTAAAGTGTAACTTAATGCAGTACCTCTGTTTAAAACAGCTTGATAATCTGCATCAAATAAGAATATACTATTACTACTGCTTACATAGGCACTTGTACCATCTGCATCAGTTGCAGCAACTCTACAAGTAATATCAAAAGCTACATCCGCTAAAGCTAAAACATAAGTACTATTAGTAGCGCTTGTAATCGGAGTGGCACCTCTATACCATTGGTATAAATATCCTGTTATTCCAGTATCGCTAGTCCAAGTACCTGTTGTAGAAGTCAATGTTTGACCTATAGTAGCAGTACCACTAATAGTAGGCGCAACAGTATTTACAGGTACGTTACCGTCGGATCTGCTTCCTGCAGCGGGCCAACCTATTCCTATACCTATTCCCCAACCCATTAGTAAAGTGCTACTATGTCAGTACAAGTTGTAGAAATAGTATCACCATCATTGAGCCATACATTTCCAACTATAACTGGAAAGAAAGTACCATCTGGTATTTTTTTAAATACAGTTGTATTGGGAGCTGGATTGCCCTCGCTATTTCCACCTATTACATTACATACTAATGTACCACCAGTTCCAATATATAATGCAGCCGAACCTAAATTCTCTCCACCGCTATTTCCATCCCCTGTTGGTTGTATTTCTTTTGCTCTTGTTCCAAAATCTGGTTGATTTCCGTATTGTCCCATAATTTATTTTTTTTATTAGTTATTAATATACTCTTGTGAGTGTAAAGTTTCTTGATGATATTGAATTACCTGCATTTGTTGTATTCCATTGCATAGTTATATCAAGTGTGTTATCTATTGTTGTATCAAAAGTAGTTGAGTTAATGTTACTTAACACATAACCTTCAAAGTTAGTTCCAGAATTTTTAATATATGAAAATAATCCTCCAGAAGAAATAGAAGCTACACCAACTCCACCTAAAGTTCTTACTGTAAATTCTAAATCTAAATTCCAATTTTTATTAGTTGCTGCGTCCATCGCTATTATACCTGTGTCAGCAAGTATTGCGCCTGATGAGGTTTTAACGTGAACATGAAGTGTTGCACTACCAACACAAGAAATTATACCATCTAATTTTGCTACAAAACTATTTCCAACAATAAATGAATTTGCTGGAACAGTTAACGTACCAACTCCAGGACCTATTATTGTTGTTTCAACTGTCGTAGCAGTTACAGGACCTCCATTAGCGGTTTGAGCAAATAAACCAGGTAATGCTAGAGTTACAGTATCTGTTATATCTTGCATAGTATACCACTCATTCATAGCTTGTAATGCGGCACTTCCTCCATAGGTAGTATTGGTGTTTTGCGTTACCATGAATACTTTATCTGTTGCTGGTATTATTGACATATTATTTTGTTTTATATTTTTTACCACTTTCGGTCTTGGTACCTAAACCATCGTTACCTCTATTCTGCGCAGGTGATTCCCATCTTTGATTCTTATGATCCCAATCTTTTCCTTTCGCTCCATTTGGATCTGCTCTTCTTCTTCTCTGCGCATCCGCTTTCTTTGCTCTTCGATCCGGGGTTTTTGCATAAGCCAAATCTCTAGCTGCTTTTTTCTTCGCCGCCTCGGCGCTTAATCTTTGTGCCATATAAATAGATTTTAGTATACCTGTATCATTACGTATAAATACCAAAACATACATTGTAATATAATGCGACAATAGCCTACTACTATATAATATACCAGCTAATGTCACACTTTGTGTGTGTAAAAAATGTTGTTAGATATATAGAGACACGGGAATTAAATATGTTATTAGATATACTGAAGTAAGGGGTTACATACTCATTTCAATATTAATATTTGAAAAAGAAAATGAATCTGATTTACACCACCCCCCGGTCTTTTATAAGTTTTATTGAAAAAGTTTTGCCTTTTGCTTTGAAGTTTCGTAGATGTTTGGGATATTGCTGTAGATATACAGACAGTGTTGTATGATGTGCTGATGTGGTCAGTGTATGTACGTTGTATGATGATGATATAACATGACGACGATATGAGCAATAGCAATAGCAGTAGCATAGCGGCGAGCGCAGCGAGCAACGCGTATAGCATACAGACTGGACACGAAGGACAATTGATAATATAAGTGTAAGTAAAATATTAAATGTGAGAGTATGACTTACAAAACAAATACGACGAATAAATGATAATATAAATGAATAAAGAAATTAATATAAACAATTAAATAAATAAATTATGGAATTAGAATTAAAGGAAATTTGGTTAGTAAAAGAATTAATCTATAAAAGAATAGATGAAGTAAATGGTTATGAAAACTTGGAAGAGGAATTAAAAGAATTATTAAATAAATTATAATCTTAATACAAAACGAATACGACGACTAATTGATAATATAAGTGTAACAAATAAAATATATAACTATGATAATCAAAATTCAAAAAAACTTTAAAAAACAAATCTTTAGTGAATTATCTAATTCAAATAAGTTAGAATATCCATATAGAATTGTAGGGTCAAATTTATTAATAAATAATAATGACTTTGAATATGTTGAAAAAGTCTTTAATAGACTATGTTTAAGATTTAAAATAATATCTTAATACAAAACGAATACGACGTTGAAATGATAATAATAATGTAACCAATTAAATAAAATATATATGAAAACTAAAGTAACAAAAATCGAAGAAGTAGTTGTAACAACTAAAACAAACAAAGAATTATTACAAGAGGCCATCGCTAAACTAACACCTGAAGAATTGGCTCTAATCTATCCGCCAATCGAACGAGCGAACTTTGTAGTCAGAAAATCTTGGTACGGTCGTAATCAAACGATAACATTCATCAACAACAAAAATCAACGAGTAACTTACAAACACGACGAAGTACTTGATGTAATGTTGCCAAGACTATCAATCATGCCATGCTGGATTAAACGTGAGTACTGGTCACAATCAACTGATATGCCAAGTAATGTCAGACATCTAGCGACTGTAGAGCAATTAGTAGCGCCTGAATAAGGCGTTGCTATACACAGAACGAATACGACGTACAATTGATAATATAAATGTAACTAAAAATAAATAAAATGGATGAATTAATAGACAAATACGGAATTAATATAATTATGTTTACTATAAAAGTGGACAACTTATCTCCTAGCGAGATTATGGACTTTGATTATTTAGAAGATAGAATACTAACACACTTAGAAGAATATGAGAACCAATAACAAACACAAGTACATCGCTCGGGTAGCTCGGGCAAGTACAACACTAGACGCATTTATTACTAACAAATTAAAACCTAAAAAAGATGAAAACTCAACAACAACAACAAGAAGATAAAATAATTGGTATACTTGCATTATGCGGAGCATTAATAAGTATTGTAGCCTTAAGTATCATGGCTGACTTAGATGCGTACGAAGCAGAGCAAGACGGTCCAAAACCTGTGTTCATCTGGAATGATGACATCGAATCTGTACCGAATCAAGGTTACATTAAGATCGACACGATAGTAAACGATACAATATACCTGTCACCAGACGAATAACACCCGATTAGGGTGTATAGCACGCAGAGTGAACACGGTTCTTTTTTGATAATACCTATGGCCTGGCTTTGAAATAGTGTCGGAAGAGTAGACTCCGCACTACACGGGATTTTTTTATCGATCTTTAGGCACCGAACCGCCAAAGTTGAGTAAAAAAAAGTGTGACGTTAGCCTCTTATTATATTACTTAAGACCCTAATGTCGCACTTTTGGGTTTTTGGGTCGCCAAGGTACTTTTTAACCTCATACTTTACCTAATGTGTATAGCATACAGAACGAACACGAGACCATTTTGATAATATATGTGTAACGAAACAACAACAATATGAGAACAATAGAAAAATTAGACAAAATAGCGAATGAGTTATTTCAAGTAAATTATGTAGAACTAAGTAAAACTAATGAAACTGAGGTGTTTGCTCACTTTTTAGCGAAATATGCCGTCGAAGTTCAACCCAAATCACGTAGTTATACAAGATATTTGGAAATCAAAGGCTAGTAAAATAAGTACTTGAGGAGCCTTGAGAGGAGTGA